TTTATCAATGATTATTTTATTAAATAATAAATATTTAGAATATGGATTCATAACTGAATTATCTACATATTTGAATAGCTATGGAAGTGATATGAGTAAACTATATTGCCACATGACAGGTATTCCTATAGATTATCAAAGAAGATTTAAATTATACACATCTACTTTAATGACAAGTATCACAAATTATAATCAAGAGGAAAAAAACGACAATGCTCCAAATCTACAAGATACTTATGCGGATGTGGCAGCAACATCTGAAACTGATCCATAACATCTGTGTTTAAAATATAATTACAGACTATGTCATAGACCTAAAACTAGTAATAACTGAAAAAAGAAAAACTAAAATAAAAGCCCCTGTGCTACCAACACAAGAGCTTTTACCCGCGACTTACAATTAAGCTGTGCTCAATGATATAATCGCCCTAGACAAGCCATATTATATCATTTGAAACACCGCTTTTGCAAGTAGGTGTTATTTTTATACCCATTTTTAGAGTTGCACCGGTGCAACTCTAAAAACAGAAAGGAATGATTAATATGAAAAAGAAAATATCTAAGGTCCTTACATATAAGCGTGGCAATCTATGGGCCTATCGTTTCGAATCTGCCCCTGTAGATAGCAAAAGGAAGTGGATTACCAAGAGCGGATTTAAGAACCAATCTGAGGCATATGAAGCCGGTATGGCAGCATACACACAATATAAACAGACTGGCAAGAGCTTCACTCCATCTAATATCTCTGTATCTGATTACATGGATTACTGGATTGATAATTACTGCAAGGTTAATCTAAAGGCTAATACAGCATCAACTTATAAAAAGAAAATTGATTTATATATAAAGCCGGCTATTGGTTCGTATTATCTTAAAGACATAGAGCCAAGCCTTCTCCAGGAGCTTATAAACAATCTTTTTAATACCGGAATGTCAAGAAACTCTCTCGGCAATGTTAAGGGTATTCTTACCAAGTCATTTGCCTATGCAAAGACTACTGCAAGATTTATTAATGATGATCCTTCTGCTACTATTTCTCTTCCGCTTCCAAGAGCAAAGGCAGAGGTTAAAACAAAAAAGAAAGTAAGAGTTGTATGGACTGATGAACAGCTTGATACTGTCTTTAAAACATTTGCACAGGGCCATATATATCACATGCCGCTCCTGCTCGCTTATAGGTGCGGTATGCGTCTGGGTGAGATATTTGGTCTTATGTGGAATGATATAGACTTTGCTAAAGGAATATTGAGCGTTAACAGACAGGTACAGAACCATAATGATAAATGGTATCTGGAAAATCCTAAATATGATTCATTTCGTACCATAGAACTTGATGATATAACACTTTCAGAACTTAAAAGACTGTACGAACATGAAAAGGAATGTGAACAGTACTATAATGAATACTACAATTATATCTACTGTGAAACACTTGAGGATGACTCTAAGAGACTTACTTATGAACCGGCTGGCGAATCAATACATATGGTGCTTGTAAGAGATGATGGCTCATGGATTCAGCCAAGAACCATGATGCACTGTTTTAATGTTATTCATCACAAGCTTGGCTTCACTGAGCTTGATTTCCATTCTCTCAGGCATACACACGCTTCTAATTTACTTGCCAAAGGAGCTGATGTTAAATATGTACAAGAGCGTCTGGGCCATAAAAATGTAGCAACCACTCTTGATATATACGCCCATGTCACAGAAACCATGCGTGAGCGCAACAAGGACATATTAAATACACTATAATAAAAAGGCATCTGTACACACATCTCATTGTACACATTAAATCCTAATGTGTACAAAATGTGTACAAATGCCTTTTTTCAATGTGTACACATTAAAATTGTACACATATCAAAATCGTAAAACTTAGAATTTACCGTTCTTAGCAGCTTCCTGGATGGAAACAGTGAATCGCCTATTTATCGCACGCATCGGCGTTTTTGTTACCTGCGTGTTTCCTATCCAGCAATTTTTCGCACTTGCGAGCGCTTCTCACGGCAATTTTAGCACTCTTCTCCGGCATATACAAACCCTGTCTCTTCCCAAAATTTCATCGGGGAAATGTAGTAGTCGTACTGGCTGCTTCCTTCTTTCTTGAATGCAACTCCGAATTTCAAAAATCCAAGGATAATACCCTGGCGTATAAACTGCTGGTCTTTCTTCATCACTCTTGCTGCAACTGCTACCGGAACATTTTCGCCAGTGAACTCCGGTACTTCCAAATATACCTTACTCTTATCCATTTGTCAATTAACTCCTTTCTTTCTGTGCTTCCGTCAGAGCTTTCACGATGTCCTCTGCTTTCTTTGGCCCAATTCCTTTTACGCCCAAGATCACATCTCGAACCTCACTCTCTGTCAATCCTTCCGCATCCTTCATTCCGTCTGCATGGCCTGCCTTGTATAAATTCTGACAGAACTGGTCCATCTGCTGATGATCCATTTTCTTTACGTCCTTGTACGTCTTACGATTCAATGTGTACTGTTTCACAATCATTCCTCCAATCCTTCCAGGTACTCTAATATTGCTTCTTTATCTATGCACATCTCTACAAAATGATCGCTTAAATCCGTGCAGGCTGGTTCTATCGGTTCTCCGCCATAGCACCTCATTCCTTTCGGACATTCTTCGCTAAGCGTGCAAAAATCACATAGTTCTTCGTTTTGTATGAATGCCTCTACCTTCTCAACATCTTCCTGGCTCATATTGTCCTGCATTGCATCTATACCTCCTATTATGTGAACGGCAATTCGCTGTCCTCGTCCACGCTCATAAATCCACCGTCATTCTGCTGTGGTGCCGGTGCTGGCTGATTGCTATATGTACCACCGCCCTCGGTGTTTTTGCTCTCAGCAAACTCCTGGTCCTCCGCAACAATGTCGGTCGTATATACTCGCTGACCGTCCTTATTGGTGTAGCTTCCTGTCTGTATTCTTCCGGTCAGTACAATCTTCGTTCCCTTATGCAAATATCTCTCAGCAAATTCAGCCGCCTTGCCAAACGCAACGCACTGAATAAAATCTGCTGAGTTCTCCTGGTTTCTTCCCCTTCTATCTACTGCCAGGGTGTAACGAGCTACTGCCGTAGCCTGCTCTCCCTGGGAATATCTAACCTCCGGATCACGTGTAAGACGACCCATCAAAATTACTTTATTCATTGTCCTGCTCCTTTCTCGATTTCCTGTATTTTTAACACATAGTATAATTTTCCTGGCTCAGCTCCCCATTCCTGCTTGCCTTCTCCGAAATGCAATGTGCATTTGCAGATGATTTCCGGAGACTCTTTGGAATAGCCATTTCTAAATACTATCGGTACCGGCCATGACTTCCGGATTTCTTCCGGTGCTGCCTCTCCATATACCATCTGTCCGCCTACATTGAGAAATCCGAACGCATTCATAAACCTGCTGTCGTAATATGGCTTGATTTCTCTATACTCCTCTTTCTTTTCCCCGGAGACGATCATATCGAACCACTTCTTTTTTATTGGCAGTGTCAGCATCGCCCTCCACCTTCCTTCTTTTTCAGATATTTTTCGCATTTCCGGTATATTTCCGGATCGAACTCTTTCCGTTCATGCTCGTAGGAACTGTACTCTGCCGGACTGCATCCAGCAATTTGTGACATTTTCATCATTGTTATTTTGGCATCTTTTCTCAGCGCCGCAATATAACCTGCATACATTCCCTTCTGACTGTTCAAGTTCTGAATCTTAATTCGTTCCTTGACTGCCTCTGACTCTGTAAATCTCTTCACTTGATAAACCTCGCACCGCTCATTTTTGCAATCAAACAGGCATCCGTGCCTGCCCCTTGGTCCATCGAAGAACCCTACCACGTATTTCGTAGGTTCTTTGCAGGGATTGCATTTTGCATTCACCACCATACGTCAGTCCTCCCTTGGTTTATCTAGCAATTCCGTATGTTTCAATAAGCACTTCTTGCATCCGTTCTCTCTGAAACCATACTGGCATTTAACTTCAACCGGAATCGGGCAGAAATGGCACTCTTTGAGGATGTATTCCGCCAGTTCGTTTTCTCTCTTCCTTCCGGCAATAATTTTGGCATTCGCCGAATCCAGTCTGTTATCTACGTGGCCGATAAAATCAGCCATCATTCTCATGGTTTCCTTGCAAAACTCTTCGTTGATTTTATATTCTTCCGGCGTGAAGTCATGCAAGAACAGGTCTATCCTTCTCTTTAATTCGTTTTTGTTTTTAATGTCCATCGCTCAACACCTTCTTTCTATCTCGTGCTGCAGACCGGAACATCATCAACAGCATTTCTGATACTGGCCTGCTTCTATCTTTCCTCTTTGCCTTCTTGATTGCTTTGAGGTCGTACCACTCGCCCCGGTAGTTCATTCCATCCGGAACATACACGCCTACCTGGTATGGAATTTCTTTCTTGATCTGCTCGTACACTTCCTCCGGCATCACATAGTAATTGTAGTCTCCCAGGAAGTTGTGACCGTTCTTCGAGTGAAAATCCTCTACTGAGGACTTAACCTCATAGCAGTAGAAGTCTCCCTTCTCTATGCCGGACACTGTATTGTTTACCGGCTTGAATTTCATAAAATCCACCCGCACTGCATTCATGGTGGCGTAGTCGAAAGTCACTTCCCTGGCCCAGTAAATTCTTGGATCATTGTTCGGGCAGATGTGCCGCTGGATTGAGAGCGACAGCATCGCCGTGATCTCCGGTCTTTTATTCTTTTCCATCCTAACACGGTCCTCCTTCCGCTCCATGAAATGCTCCCGCCGGGTACATCCATCGCCCCTTCACATACACATCATCGATTGTAAATTCTCCGGTAATCAAACTCCTCAATGCCTCGAAATCTCCGTGATATACACATGACTCCGCATCTCCGACGAATGTTTCTAAGTCGCATTTGTTATCCAGTGTGAAGCCAAGTATCTCTTCATCTCTCTTTAATGCCTCAAATTCTTCCGGATATATCTCCTTTATTCCCGCAAACAGTTTCGGAGTAGAGAATATGCACATCGCACAGCTGCATCTATTCCATCCCGCTCTGTAGCAAGGATGCGGATTGACGTTGTGCCTCTTTAGGACTTCCCATATGTCTCTTTCTGAATAGTCGATCACCGGCCGCCATTGATGCACTATTCTATGTGCTTTTGCCGGTGCGTTTGTCCTGTGTATTTCTATTTCGTTATACTTTGAGCGTCCTTTTGACTCGCCTCGTCGTTCTCCGGAGACGACTAAAATCTTTACATTTTCCTTTGTCTGTTCCAGGTTCGATGTTACACTGTCCTGGACTGCCGCCTTTAGATTTCCGCTGCACCAACGTCCCTGGTGGGTACCGCCTTTTGCCGGAAATTTATGTCTCTTCCCTCCAAGCTGTTCTAACTCCTGCAGTCGGCTAAGGTTTGACATCACCGTGTCTGCAACCATAATTTTCAAATATGCGCTGCACCATCTCCTGCTCAAATCTCCTGTTTTAGCAGGGAATTTCATTCTATAACCCAGCTTTTTCAGTTCTGCTTCCATATCTTCCGTGGCTTTTTCTTTAATTTCCTGGCATTGCAGATAATTTCTCGACAATCTGCATTGCCTTACTTCTCCAGTATCCGGGTCAAGCCATTCAACCGGTTCGCTTGCGCCGATTCTATACAGTTCCCCGAAAAATCCATTAACCCTCCACGAAAGTCTCAGCTTTACTCCTTCTGCTTCTGCAAATGATTTCACATAATTCTGTGTGCATTTCCAGTCCATTTTTCTCTCCGGGTTTCCACCGTCAATATCATGGTGCCAAAACTCCATCCGCTCTTTTGGTACCCCGAGTTCCAGCAGTTTGTAATAGCAGGCTATGCTATCTTTTCCTCCGGAAAGAAGTATTGCAACCAGGTCGTACTCCTCAAGCGGTAACAGTTCCGGTAGGAAAATCTTCTCGAAGTGGGAAGAGTCTCTCCTGCCTTCAACTCTCGGAATTATCCTTTTGCCAGTACCATATATCGGTATATCTAGTTCCCCATACATAAGCGGCGTGTCTTTGGTGCAATCGGCGTCTTTTATAAATCCCTCGCATTCCTGCATCGCTAACACTCCTTCTTTACATACAAGTCGCTGGTTCCTTCGGCCACGCTTTTCTCTTCATCGTTAGGGAACTGGAAGCCGTACTGTTCTAGTATTCCGTAGAATGCCTTTACCCTCTTGCCTCTGACCGTGTTGTATGTGTAATTCCACTCAACCAAATCTGCATCAGCAACCATTGCCGATACCATGCAAAGCAATTTATGGAGTACGCTGAGTCCTTCCATTTTCTTCTCTGCAGCTTCTATATCTTCTTTCTGAGCGTTGTAGCACTTGTCTCCCAGGAAAAACTCCTTCAATGTGTTATGACCCGTGAATGTCTCCCAGCTTATCATCTGCTCAAAAAGTTCTGCAACGACTTTTTCTTCATTCGTAACCTTCTTAATTCTGCCGGATAAAATGCCTTCAATGAACGCCTTCCTCGTGTTGGCCGCCTCCTTCAGAATTGCCTTGATTTGCTTCTTGTTCCGCTTATTCTGTCTCTCTGCTTCCTGTGCGGGCGTGAGTTCCTTCTTTTCCTTCTTTTTCTTACGGATCACGTACAATGTTCCGTATCTTTCCAGGTAAAACGTCGGCTCGCCATTATCCTCGAACTTCATCGTCTTAGGCGGCTCCTTATCGAGGCTGTAGTCCTTCATACGTTCCCACTTATCCGTGTAAAACTCGCTGTCTGCTTCCTTCGGAGCTTTCTTCAATCCCAGTTTCTTCATCATTGCCACGTACAGCTTCATGTTCTCCTGGCGTTTCTGCTCCTTCTGAGCATTGATTGCTCTTCTTGCCAAATCTCTCGAATCTGTGGAATCCTTCAAAATCTTATCCCTGGTCTTTACGTCCTTGATCTTTTCCAGTTCGTACAAATCCGTAAGCGACAGCTGGTATCCATCCTGTCTCTCTTTCTCCATCAGCGTCTTGGAATCCAGCTTTGCAATGTTCAAACGGTGTCTGATTGTTTTCTTGCTAAAGCCGGTCTTTTCTGCGATTGTGTCCTCTGTTTCTCCCAGGTCAAGCATCATCTGAAATCCCTGTGCCTGTTCATATACGGTCAGATCGCTTCTCTGTATATTCTCCAAAAGCATTACAGATGTCTGCTCTTTTTCGTCCATATCCGAAACAATGCAGGGAACAGTTTCAAGTCCCGCCATGCGTGCTGCTGTCAATCTTCTGTTTCCGATTACAGTCAAATACTTTCCAGGTTCCTGTGGGTCGGGCACAACAGTTAAATTTTGAAGTATTCCCTTCGCTTTGATGCTCTCCGCAAGTTCCTCGATATCGTTATACGTTTTTCTCACATTGTTTGGGTGGACCTTTACAAGTTCAATGCTGATATTCTGTATTTCTGCCATGTTCTTTTCTCTCCTTTTTCTTCCCGGCATCCGCGGGTGCCGGGATTATATGATTATGCAATGGTACAAGCCGGGGCGCAGCGACCGGCGGAGATGGCGTGGCTGTAGCCGTAGACGTCGCCGCTAGAGTTCACGCACCACGTATTGCACGAATAGCCACGATTAGCCGAGCGCAAGCGGTGATAATCTGTTTCTCCGTCTGCATTTTTCTTCTGCCGGTTAGTAACATCTTCGTAATACTTATACGGCGTTTTCTTTGGGTCTACTTCGTCCGCCGACAGTAAGAAAAACAGATCTTCTGTATCATCTCCGCTGTTATTCTCTTTCACTACCTTTGTGAGGTAAGGAATGAGCTTTTTGTATCTCTCACGAAATTCTTCACTCTGCAGGTACTTTCTCAATTCTGATGTCCCCCACACATTGCTGCCATAATCGCTTGTTGTATCGAACGGTCTTTCCTCCATCACAAGGTCGTGCATCTGAATTGTGATACTATGTTCAAGGCCCTTGTCTACAAGTTTCTCTGCGTCAATTCCGATGATGTCATGCTGGATAACTTCTCCGTCAAATTCAATATCGATCGTGTCACCCTCTGAAAAATAATCCCTGGCACGCCCAAGTCTTACAACCTCCTGTATCCATTCTAACGAAATAGGCTGCGTTGTCTTATGTGTTATTGTTACTAAATCTTCGCCATGTTCGGCGTTTTCCCTGTTTCTTACTTCCTGTGAATGAACCTCTGCCCGAGCGTCATTCCCGGATAACTTCATTGCTGCTTTTGATACCTTTTCTTCTGTAAAATCCAAGAATGCCTCTCGTTCCTGTGCGATAAACTTTTTACTGCCTACTGCCTCCATGCTAAATCCGTAAGCCTTTAATCTGATTTCATTCATCTTCTCTACCTCCATTTAATTCTCATGCGTTCTACTATTGCGAATTTCTTTTTCCTAACGCTCACATTTGCGAGTTTCCAGAGTAAAAAAATTACCCCGCTTCCTTCTGCAGTAATCTCAGAAGCGGATGCCACGGTCTTGTACCGCGAATGTGGCCGATAATCTTCTTGATATTGCACTCTGCTTTGTCGATTTTCACGTACCCTTCATACTTTCCCTGGTTTCTTTCCGTAACCGGTCTGTCGTGGAATCCGTCCGTAATCATAAATCTGCCCTTCGTATCTGCTTCATCCTTGAAAGCCACATAATGCTTATTGCCATGTGCATAATACCCGACAATTACCATGTCTCCTACCTCCCTTCGTATCTGTCGTGAATCGCTATCGGGTAGCTGATCCCGGTAATCTGTTTGAATCTGCTGTCCGATGTGTAAAGAATATTGCCGCCCGCCATATACCAGCGCTTCCTGCAGTATGCAGGCTTGCAGTCAACATACTCCTGTCCCATAATCTCGCGCTTTTCGATATACACGCACTGTCTGATGTCGTCCGGCTCAAAAGGACCTTTCTGTGCGTCCAGGATATACAATTCTCTTGCGTAAGAAGATACGCCGTTATTCGTGCAATCTCCTAAACTGCTACGATACACCTCTGCGGTCAGACAGCTCTCAATCTCATAGTTGCTCTTCATCCAGTCAAGCACTTCATCCGGATATTTGCATCCGCTCCATAACTCGCCCATAAATACCAGCTCATTATCAAACTCCTGCACCATGTATGTATCATCGTCCAGCTTTACTGCCTGCAACTGAATGTACTCCTTCGTTCTTTCGTCGCACGCAACTCTCTTTACGCATCCGTCAACCTTTCCATATCCTCTGATCTTGTGCGTTTCGATATAGCGATCCAGTTTCTTTTCTGCAAACCCTGCAGGAATGTCCTCTTCATTTACTGCTACATCTCCACTTTCCAAAACAGCGTACTTATTTGAGATTTCGCACCATGTTCCTTCCAGGTGTAACACAAATCCTTCTTTCTCAATTCTCATGTTCTTCTGCCTCCTTTGCTGCTCTCACTTCTGCGATTCTCACATAGTCCGGGATATGAAAGCCATTTATGATATTCACCGCCTGCAGCTCTGTCAGATTGCACCTGGCCTGCAGTTCTTCCCGCAACTTTCTTCTTTCTCCAATGTCCTGCAGTCCGTTAGGCGGCAGGAGCAACGCTCTGTCTCTGTATTCATTTGCTATGGCTCTTGTCAGAATTTCCACTAACTCACCCTTTCCACGTAATCAACGCATCCAGGACTGATTTTTTCATCCTTACAGAACTCCGACCAGCACTCCTGCAATTCTTTGAGGTTCTGAGCGTCAAACTGCGTCTCGTCTCCACCGTTGAAGCCAATGTTATAGGTTCCTTCTCCGGATTTAACTACTCCTTTGCTTGCCTCTCGTAATGTCACACTACATCACCCGCCTTTCTTAATGCGCACTTAGTACATACCGCACCGTCAAGGTGTGATGCCTTAACAACTCCTGCATCCTCCGGTCTCTGCCAGCAGAGCGTTCCACATTCCGGACAATGCACCTTTTTCCAGCCAGGCTTTCCTTCCTGTCTGTTCATCACCAGTGGCATACACAACCAGCCGCCACGATCTGCAGCCTTTCTTGGTTCTAACTTCATGTTCACTCTACCGCCTCCATTTCTTCCAACTCTCTGACAACTCTCTTTACTGCATATTTTCCATTATTGTTGAGCTGTCTCTGCCATGCACCTACCGACGGCGCCCATCTGAACCCATTGCTTTTTAAAATATCTCTTACCTCCGGTTCCGGCTTTCCTTCAAAGAACAGCTGGATTCTCATAGCCTCCACGTTCTCCTTGACCTTAAAAAACTTATTCTCGCTCTCCTGTGTTCCCTGGGACTTTGTTTTCTGCAGGCTCTTAATTCTTCCTTCCAATCTTCTGATGTTGGCGTTGTTGTTCGTCAGTATATAGTCCGAAAAACCGATTCTTCCGCAGAAGTCCGGTTCTCTCAGCTGGGCGATCTGCTCGTCCGTATATCCCATGTCGTGCAGCATTGCATCGCCCTTTTCTTTGTCCTTCATGCGGATTGCTTTGTTGGCCTGCTTCATTCTCTCCTGGTCCTCTCTCAATCCGTCAACCTTATCCTGCAGCTTCTCGATTGCATTCTCGTCGTCAGACTTGATAACGTCCTTGCCATAAAAAATTGTCTCAATCTTTCCAAGGATTGCCTCAACCTCTTTGTAGTCCTCATGGTTTCTGTCCCACGCTGCTACCTGCTTTTCCTTCTTTTTGACCGGGAAGTTTCCTGCTCCGGAAATCATTACCGACGGACACATCATGCCGATCTGAATATCCTTGTTGATGTTCTGAGCTAATCGTCTCGAATATCTCTCGCAGAGTTTCAACACTCTTTCCTCTTCGGTCGGTCTTGCCTCGATTACCTTCTCTGCCAGCTCGTATGCCTTATCGACCTGTGCCTTGTAACCAGCAGTCTTGCTCCCGGTCTTATACTCGCTGAATGACATCATATCGTTTGCCGTCTTTGCTCCGGCCTCATTGATGCTGAAATACACTCTTTCCATTACGCCACCTCCAAATACTCACCGATTTTCTCAATGTCCAGCTTTACTACCGGATATGTGCAGTAACCGCTTCTTACCATTCTGCCGGTAGCCTGCCCGAAACCGTGTTGCTTGATAAACTCCATCGCCCAAGGGCAATTATTCGTGTCGATCACTGTCTCGTCCTCTGCAAGTCCGCTTCCTGCGATGCATACCGTGATTCTTGCAATAGGTCCGTCCTCGTTGTTCCAAATCTCGATTGCCCTGCTGTTATCTGCCTGGTATCTTGCTACCTGCAGGAAGCAATCCTTATACACTGCCCATTCTGTCTTAACCTCTAATAATGCCATAGCCTTACGCCTCCTTCTTTGATTCTCTAATCTGCTTTGTCTTAATCGCACCGTCAACAATGCTCTGCAGCTCTCTTGCTGTCAGCCCTGCGTAGTTATTCATATCAACATCTTCCTGGCTGATCCCGGCTTTTTCCAGCTGTCTCTGAAAATAACCCATATTGCCGTCGTAGTCGTACACCTGCTCACCTCCTATGCTGCTCCTAAAATTCTCTCTACGTCTGATCTTCTCTGACGCATCATCAACATTGCCGTCACTTTGTCAATCTGACCGGAAGTGAGGTTTACGATGAAATCTGCCACCTGGTTGTGCATCTTATACACTTCCTGGTACAATCTGTCTGCCTCAGCCTCGTAGTTGTCTGACTTTTCCATATCCAAGTGTTCTTCTTCCATCCAATACTCTGACTGGTTCTCGGCTTCTTCCATTTCAGCCTCTAAAGCTCTTAACTTCTTCAATACTTCCTTCATACAAATATGCTCCTTTCAAATTTGCGAACTGTGTTTCACGTGAAACACTCATTTGCGAGTTCTTTAGGTAAAAAAATTTCTATGCCGCCTCTCTAATGTCGATCAGTTTGTCTATCCCTGTGTAAACGCAGTCACCAGTTGTAAATACCAAGCCATCCCATCTTACATACTTAACTGTCTCTACCTTGTTGCCTGCTTCGTAAGGCGTGTGCCACTCTACAACCACTGTCTTTCCATCCGCAAGCATCTTTTCTATCTTCTCAACATCTACCATTCTAAAAACCTTCATACCTACTACCTCCATCGCTTTAAGTATTGTTTGATTATGTATATATTATACTTCGCAACTGCGTATTTGTCAATAGGTTTACTTCTAATTTGCGTATTTTGTCAAAGTTTTTTTACAACAATCTCGTAACCGAGAGCTGCTACCATCTTTGAGAAACTATCGTATCTCATACTCTTAGCGTTTCGGTTGAGAGACTGGCTGATGTTCTGTCTCGTAATCCCCATTCTGTCCGCTAAATCCTGCTGGGTCATTTTCTCTTCGTCCAGGATGCAGCGGATTGTCTCCTCTGCATTCGCCGCTTTAATCTCCATCTATTTTCTCCTTTTCTTCTGTCTGACTGTTACTCTTGCCTTCGCTACCAACGTACCGGTCTTTGTTCTTTCCGGATCAGTAAACCTTAACTGACTTCTGTTCATTTCCAGGTTTTCTTCATTGTCTATCAGCACCAGGTTCTCTATGTTGCAGTTGTCCTTATTTCCGTCCAGGAATGATACCATCTTACCTTCGGGAACCGGTCCGTTGTGTTCTTCCCATACTACCCTGTGGACAAACTCGAACCGCTCCCATTGTTGACCGATTTCTTTAACCTTTCGGATAAGATAGCCGTCTGTCGTATGTGTGTACTCTCCTACTTCCATGTGGTTTGCCGGGACATGACCTTTCTTAAACATCGTTGCCCTGCACTTCTCATATTGTTCCTGGCTCATTGGCTTTCCTTTATTTGCCGGAACGTGTCCTTTTTCAAACCGGCAGTCAACACCGCTGATAATGTCGTGGTTCTTCTTGTATGCCCTGCACTGTTTCTCACTGAACTCTATTCCGAAATGCGCTGACACCAGTTCTGCAATTTCTTTTGTCTTTCTCCCTACCGCAATGCTCCGAATGTAACTTTCCATTCCCTTCGGATATTTTAGTGAGCACCCTTTTGGAACCCCGCCGGTAGTGCCGCTCTTTATGCCATACCGGTTCTTTGCACCCTTTATCGCCGCATCGGAAAATACCATTCCGTACTTCTTATCGAACCTCTGTTGATTTATCAGCTCTGTAACCTGTTTTGTGGTTCTGCCTGGAACATTATCACGCAGCCAGGCGATCACTTCTTCGGGCCAGCCTCTCATTTATGGTTCGCCCCCCCCCCGCATGAACTTCGAGCATTTCTGGAACCGCCTTCTGTCTTTCGTACCCATACTCGTCCATGTGCTTCATCGCTTTGTACTGCAGCTCTCCGTTTTTGATAATCTGCTCGCTAATGTCGCATATAGCGTCGGTTCTCTTTAACTCGCTTTCCAGCTCTTCTCCTGTCAGATCATCGTCTCCCAGCTTTTCCAGCTGAGCGAACAGGTGGTTATTCAAGTCTCCTAATGTATTCTTCATATTGCCATCTCCTTCCTTGCTTCGTCTACCGCCAACTCCATCGTTGTATTGAACGGCGTGTTGCAGTCCTCCATCTTATCGAATAATTCGACTGCCTTCTGCAGGAACTCTTCGCTGTCTACCAGTTCCTCGTATTTTTCTTCATCCAGGTTTCCGTTTTCAAACAACCCCTGCAGATAATTCTTTACATCCTCTGTTCTGTCGTTCTTACTCATTGCTCTGCTGATCTCGCCCATAAGTGCCTCGTTGATTACTGCAGGCTCTTCCGTGATGTAGAACCTTGCGTTGCCGCTGATACCTCCGCTGATTTCGTACCTAGTGTCTGTATGCTCTTCCATCAGAATGCTACCTTCAATGCTCACATACTCCTTTGCCTGGGTGTCTGCTATCTGATCTAGTCTATCAATCAGCTGTTTCTCGTCACTGGAAATCGCAACCACAGTTACTCCAATGTCGTCCGGACATTCCCAGCATCCAGCTAACACAAATAAATTTACTGTTTTATTCATCCTCTGCCTCCTTCCAGTCGCCTGCAATCTCTGCGACCGTTCTCTCCAAAATCTTGAACTTCTCCGGATCAATCCAGCTCGGTATCTCTCCGTTTCTTACTCTTTCCTGGTACCGGTTCAAACACAACTGCTTTACTGGTACTGGTCTGCCTATCTGAACAAACATACCTCTCTGCTTGTCCCAGGCAAATGCTCCGTACTCTACATTCTCGACTGCAGCTTTCATAACCTCTATTGCTGCATCCAGTGCTTCCAGTTCCATAGGACCAGGTGGCACCTCTTCGATGTTCCGGATATTATGCAGGTATGTTTCCAATACCGCCGCATTTTCTCTGAATGTCATAATTACTCCTTTCTCCTATAAGCACTCTCCTGTGGTTGATTCAATCGTATAGTTGCCTCTGCCAAATTCTTCATCTCCATACTCTTGTGCATCCGAGTATGTCGGAAAATCCTGTGGCATTTCTCCTTCTTGCTTTGGAAATACTGTGTATATCATCCGTCGCCTCCTATCAAAAAATTTCTTTCAATTCATAGCTCTTAACTACTTTCCCTATCTGTCCTTTGATTCTCAGTTCCTCCATCTTTCTTTCAGCAAGTTTCTCCGTGTCAAACATCATTGCCTCGTTTATCTTTACTGTGTATCCGCAGTCCATCTTGAAACTGTACCTCCGGCCAACATATTTCTTTCTCCCGTCTCTCATTGTGATAATGACAAACTTCTCTATGCTTGCCTGCGTTCTCATGTACTCCATTGGTTCCTCCTTCCTACAGATACGAACATCCATATCTCTTCCGGAAGGTTTCTCTACCTCCCTTATGGATAATCTTTTTTACTCCGCCTTCCTCCCTGCCTTCATCAATAATCCTTGCAAATTCATCTGCCTTCTGCAGGGCGTATTCTTTTTCCCAGGCCAGCTGTCCGATTATCTTTGACATCCTCTCTGCCATCGGGTTTCCGTGTATTCTGCAGAGGATGTCTCCCATGTTGTGACAATCATTGCACACCGGCACTTTTAATCCATCCTTTTCGCTCAGTTCTCTGCCAGCAGTGCCGAACACCAAATGATGCTCGGCCTCTGATGGTCTGCCGCAGATAAAGCAAATCTCCGGATAATCTGTTACAATCCCTTTGCTCATTGCTCTAACCTACTTTCTGTTTCCCAGTCCTACAAATACCAGGAATGCTAATACCGCAAGTGCTGCCATAATCTCGCCTCCTAACCGAAAATCACATCACCGAATAGCGCATACTGGATAATCGCATCACACACGATTGCGTCCGCATTGCAGGTATCGAATCGGATCTTTCCGTCGATCTGTTCCAGGCAGTTGCAGCCGACCGGTGTTATCGCCCACAGTTCAACTCCCTTCTTAAACTTCTCTAAGTCCAGCTCATAATACTCCGTATCGTCTTTGTCGAACGGCTCCGGCAGATGCAGTCTCAGCTTACCGCCTCTTGCAATCTGTTCACTTCCGTACTCTCCGAGGTAGCCGCCCATCACCTTCGCCTCGTCGCACCAGTAATTTATGCCTCCTTCCAATGCTCCGCACATAATGTCGTCAATATCTTCCTGGGTAAGTACAATTTCCAATGCTACCTTCACAACTTCCAGCTTCTCGTTTTTCTTATTTGCCATTTGCCTCATTCTCCTTCTCTCTGAACCTTTTATTTATCTCAGTCTGTGTTTCATCATCAAATAACTTAAAATTGACTCCTGCGTCTATAAACTGATTTAAGATACAATCCTGCACCGCCTTGACTGTCGCCCAGTCCGGCTCGTCGTCCTGTGTTCTGATACCGAACTGAACCATGTAGTCCTCGATCACGTGCCACAGCTCATATTCCAGCTCGTCCATACATCCGAGTGCCGATACGTCCACGACCGCCGGTGCTGTTATTTTCTTGCCGTCTGCCATTTCCAAGTCTACCGTGTCAATCTCTTCTCCGAACTCACCGCCTCTTTCCTGGTGTTCCAGGACGTCGTCGATAAAATCGTAATTACTGTCGATCACCGCCTCCGTTCCATCCTCGTACAATTTGTAATATCCGGCCAGCTTGCCCTTCTTGTGAAGCTCCTTGACTTCCTTCCATGTCAATTTTCTCATTCCGGCCCATGTGTAAGCCATCAATCATCACCTCCCTTATAATCTGCTCTGCAGTACGGGCACTTCGTTACTCCGTAGCAGTTAAACATCTTCCCGCATTCTTTGCAGGTATCTAATTCTCCATTTCTGAACCAATCTTCCAAGAGACTGCTCACGTGCTGCCAGTCCAATGTCTCAAAAACTTCCTCTGCCAAATCGTCCTGCTGGTTGCACTCCTGCAGGATGCTGTTTCTCGTGTACACCGTATCGGATAATTCCGGGATGTAACACGGATCATCCGGTCTGTGGTAAAACGCATCTTCGTCTTTGAAGATATGTCCCTGTCCGTAGAACTCACGAACAATCTTTTCGCCTTCTCCATTTTCGTCCGGCGGTGTGTAACTGCCAACCAGTACCGGGATGTTTACTTTCTGCAAGGCCTGCGACAGTTCCAATATCATACCGTCAATGGCTTCTGCATCCTTTACAAGCTCCCTTGTGGAAGGAACTCCACTCGTTCCGCTTCTCTTGGCTTCTATCCACATTTCGATATGCTCGTCGATGTCGAAATCTTCGTAGCAGGATTCCAAGTTGTCCTTGAAACTGTCGGCTTGGTTCTCTTCATCAAAATCAATCGTCATTGAGAAATCTTCTCCTGCAGGTGATTCCTGTCCGATTTCAACATAGGTTCTTCTGCTGTCCGGCTCAATGTAGGCTTCCCAGTTCCACCCCATTTCTTCTGCCTTGTCGAGAAGCATTTTCAAGCCTCTCACTATGCCCTTGTATTCTTCCATGTTCTTATTCCTCCGCATCTGCGTAGTACGCATCGAATGCAATACCGGCATTTACCAGCTTATCTTCCAGGTAATTACCGTAGCACCAACCGTCTCCATCTTCCCAAAAGCTGTCCCAGGCTTTGCTCAATACTTCGTGTGCCTTTTCCTCATCCTCTTTGCTTACCACAAACACACAATCCATCCACTCATTCATGCTTGACTGCACTCTGATTACCGAATCTTTCAAAACTTCTACCACGCCGCACCTCCTAAATGTAATAGCAACTGAAATTCCAGTGATGCCCGAACTCATAATACAAACCGTATCGCTCAAAAATCTTGTCAAACTCTCTTCTTACCGAAGGAAGGATGCCGTAATACAGCATCTCGCATACCGGACCTTCAAAACTCATGCTGAGGATATGGTCCGGATTCACGTACTCGAAATACGTTCTTGGGTCCTGGTCCTCCTCCTCGATCAGATGCTCTCTGTCGTTGTAGTAATACTTTCCAGTTACCGGATCATGCTGTGTGAACCGCTTTCCGTTGAAATAGATGTCTACGTCCTGCCATAACCCATGCTCCAACAGAAACTCTCTGATTTCCTTTGCCAGGTTCTCAATCTGCTCAGCTGTCAGCTTTGCCGTTGAACTCATGCAACCTCCTCCTTTCTCACTCTCTTCTTAACAAGTCTTGCCGGGTACTGAGGCTGATTCTCTCTGTACTCTTTCAGTCTCGCTCTTGCCTCTTTTCTTGTGAACTCTGTCAATGTGTATTCCCAGCCATACCCGTAATTCAGCTGCAGCTCCCATGTGTCGATTGTCTTTCTCTCGTATGCCATGCTATGCAACCTCCTCTTTCTTCTTTCTGCCACGTCTCTTCGGCTTTGCAACCGGTTCTTCCTCTGCAGGTGCTTCAACTACCTGCTCCTCTGCCTTCACTTCTTCCTGCGGCTTTTCCTCTACGACCGATTCTGCAGGAAGCATAACGTCCAGCTTGTATCTCTTCGTGATGCTCTGAATCATCGTTGCCACCTCTGCGTTGACCTCCTGGATTTCTTCCTCTGTCAGTCCGTCTGTCAGATTCTCAACTTCCGTCCAGTACCCTGCGTTATCCAGGAAATGATTTAATACCTTCTTCGCTCTATCGTGTTTCACGTCCCACTTCATATCGTTTACCTCTCTTCCTTTTCTCCGGCGATCAGTGCCAGTACCACTACTCCATTTATTAAAATTGCTACCAAATTCTTCGCTTTCATACCGTCGTAAATGCCGACCATAAAGTTAATAAACAGCACCGACTGTAAAAGCTGTCTCAATTTTTTCATTGCCAAATCAGCCTCCTTTATGATAGACTCAGTAATTGAGGGGCGATGTTACTGCCCCCTCAATCACCGAGGAACTGTTAATCGATTAAACCTAACCATTTCAGAATTGCCGTAATCACTGATACGATCATGATTACTATGGTGGAGATGATGCTGGCGAGCTTTTCTCTCTTCTGTAATTTAAGGTTCTCGATTTCAAGCAGTTCCTTTTCCTTTTGGAAAGTCTTTTGCTTCTTACCTTTCTTACCCAACTGGTAATTCCTCCTTCCTTTGGATTTAATCAAATTGTTTTGTTTGATTATGGTTATATTATAACTCGCAGTTGCGTATTTGTCAATAGATATACTTCTATTTTCCGAGTTTTTATCAAATAATTTTCGCACTCACGAGCCGTCCTGTTTTTCTTTTTGTTCGCATACCTGGTTAGCGTATTGTGCAACATTTTTATATGCAAGGTCCATAAACCCGCACGGTTGCTTGGTGCATTGTAAGATTTCTTACAAGATTTCTTATATGATTTCTACAAGGATTCTTTACGAGATATTAGAGAATAGATAATAGATATTAGATAATAAAATAATATATGCTCATTTGCGTACTCTCAAAAGCGTATTTTATCCACAAATGCGTGTGGATAATGTGGATAAATCCATCTCCTAAAGCATATATGTCTTAGACTTCGTACACGCTTCAATACCGGATTGTAGCTCTTAGGCATAGGATAGGTACTAAAATCTCCTATCGTGTCTCAGGCACATTTCGTCAATTTCCCCGGTCTTATTTTGGTTATTTTGTATATTGATTTTACCTGCAGTCTTGTTCCGCTTTTCTGCAATAAAAAAAGAGCCTACAACCCTTACGGATCATAGGCCCTTACGCTTAATCTTCTGAATTGATGAAGTCCTTACAGTCTAACTCCCGGTACGCCTTTTCAAAGGTTTCCTTCGGACTCCAACTTACATAGCCATCCGGATATTTAACAGCATATCCCGGTACACCGTTTTTCTCCCTTGGTTCAGCTTTTACAATTTTCACGCCGATGTAATTTTTCACGTCACCATTCCTCCTGTTATTTTACTCTGATCGTATCTCCTGCAATGATGAGGTTCGGATTCTCGATGCCATTGAGGTTCGCCAGTGCCTCAACTGACGTTCCGAATTTCTTGGCAATTCCGGAAAGTGTATCACCGCTCTCGATTGTGTAATACTTTTTGTTTCCAGCATTTATAACATCCTGGACTTCCTGCCATCTGTCACCGAGAACTGTTCTTCTTACTTCACCGCCGCCGTACTTATCGGCCCATACTTCGTCCACAAGCTCCTGCGTAGATGCATTGTGAATGTGATTGATAACATCCTGGACTTCCTGCCATCTACTGCCAAGTGCGTCCTTTCTCTCCTGTCCGCTTCCAAACTCGTCCTTCATGGTTCTATACACTAGGTCAAGCGTACTTCCTTCCGGTTCTGCAGGTGCCGGTTCCTCCGAATCTGCATTTCCGCTGTCCGCAGAAAATCCATTAAGTCCAGCATTTTTAATTTCTGCCTCAAAATCACGATAGCAGAAATCCTGGTCCACTGTTGTTCCGCAGATTGTCTTATCCGTAATAAAGTTCTGACTACCTCCATACTGCCATATATCGTGAGCCGTTGAAGGCTCATTGCTCGAATACTTCGCTACCCAATGAGTAAACCTCTGCAGTCTCGAATCGTCTACGTGAGACGAAAAATGCGAATCTGATGTGTAGACACCTACAAAATAGCCGGCCTTTTCGCATTTGTCGCAGAAAGCAATCACAATATCTGTGAGCGTTTCTCTGCTGTTATTCAGCATATTACCCTCGACATCATAGTATATCGGGAACTCGAACTGTTTTCCTGCGATTGCTGACAGGAAATGTTCTGCCTCTGCCTCTGCTTCCGCAACTGACTTTGCATTGCCGTAATAGTACGCTCCGACCGGCATTCCGATAGCCTTGCACTGTGCATAGTAATTTTCAAATTTGCTGTCCTTATACTTTCCGGCATCTGCCCCTGCAGCTTTGACGATCACAAATTTTACTCCTCTTTCGTTCCTGGCCTGCTCGATGTTAAAATCTCCCTGCCAATGTGAAATATCAATACCAAATAGTTTTTCCATAGAAACTCCTCCTTAAATCAAAATAAGGGGCAGCTTTTCAGCTACCCCCATTGTGCTATATCTCTTTCAGAACCTACGCTTTGATTAACTTACCGTTTTTGAGCAGGTTAACCATTTTGAGATTCTGAGCCGCCGTATATGCGTAGTTCGTAATACCGTTCGCCGCCGCAATCTTCGCACGGTGTGCTTTGGAAGTATCTTTCTCCCCTACGGCAGCAAGTGCTGTAATGATAGAACCCGATGACCCGCTATACTTAGGGTAGTAGCTGGTGCTTCGTCTCGGATTTCCGGAAACGACTACTACCGTGTGTCCCTTAGTCTTTGTTACAAGTACATCGCCGTTGAACAGCTCCGTCTTAGAAGTTACTGCAATCTTATCCATGAACTGCCCTGTCGCTCTGAGGGTTGAAACTTCGGATGATGTGTTGAAGTTTCCTGGATCAAAGCCTGCTTGGATACAGCACGCTCTTATAAGTGAACTGCAGTCTGCCTCTGTCTTTACAGAAATTTTAGAGAGCTTTCCGACTTTTCTCAGCTGTTCAATCACATTGCTTCTATGCCCCTGGCAATATCCGATATTGTTGTTTCTGCATCCCTGCAGCATAGCTTCTGCAATGGCGTTTGCTACCGTGATGCTCTTCGGTCTCAGACAGTACCAGCCTTTTGAATGGACGTAATACGCCTGGGTTGATACCTCGTTTCCAGTCTGATCTCCAGGTTTTCCTCCGGAAATGTGACCGCTCTCGTCAATTCTTGCGCTTCCAACTACTAAACTCATGGTTCTTCCTCCTAACAAAAATAGGGCAGTCTTTCGACCGCCCTGTGCTTACGATATGTTCTCAGATTACTCCTCATCCTCACTGTTGGAGCCGATGTTGGCTGAGTCAGTCAAGCCTTCACCGATGATGTACGCCACTACTGACGCTCCCGCCATAATGAGCGCTGTAACCTGTGTTGCCGTGTTGTCTGTGCCGCCAGTAGCCAGGATCATCATAGATACGAATGACGCTACCGCAGTCCATAACTTTCTGCTTGTGAGTTTTCTAACCCAATCAATTTTCTTCATATTCCTTTACCTCCTGTTATAAAAATGAATTTTTTTCCATGCACTTCTGATAAACTTTGTCTATCTCGGCAATGGCATTTACTGCTTTGCTGTTCTTGTATTCCGGATGCTCTGCGCAATAACGCTCATAGTCCGAAATATCATCTAAAATCTGATTGAAAAACTCTTCGGAATGTTTGACATCCCTTCTCAACTCGTCGGCAAATCGCAGGATTCTTGTACGGCATCCGTCCGCATCATCTTTATCCATGCGCCTTTCGAGCTTGTTATGCTTTTCTCCCAGGTCTTTTAACTCTTTCTGCACTGATTCCAGCTTATCAATAACGTCCTTATTCATCGACTTTCCGATGGCTCTCATGCCGTTTACGATAATCTTTCCAACTGCAGACCACGGATTTACCTTGATGGGCGTAATCTGCACCAGTGTCAAGAACAGCAGTAGAACTCCACCGCTTGCAAGAATTTCATTCAAAGACATTGGCTCTCTTACCTCCTTCCCAAACACACCGTAGTTCATACGGAATGTCTGTAATATCTGCCGCCTTTTCACCCAAAATGGCCTCTATTACTGCATAAAGAATGGCATCCGCGCGTGGGTCCTCGTCGAACCGGTACAGATGCCATACCAAATTGTTATGCAGGTTCAGCAGACTTTCCTCGTCTGCTTCGGTAGTGAGTAAGCCTAACTCTGATGCCGCCCTTTCCAGGCGGTCATAGTTGTAAAATTCTGCGTAGCGGATCATGCCTTGTACTTACGACCTGTGACTTCCTCGTACTCTTCCTCGGTAATCTTGCCTTTCTTGACGGCATTCTTAACCATAGCCAGGTTCCAACGCTTCGTGTCGTAGTAATCTTTGATTCTGTCGAACCAATCACTGTGCTGCACTTCTTCCTGGATCGTCTCCTCTGCAGATGTGTCTACTGCCTCTGTTACTTCTTTAGCCTTTGCCATATTACTCTTCCTCACTTTCTTCGGTGCTGGTTGCCGAGTCTCCTGCTTCCGGAAACTCAATGTCTGCCATCATTGCCAGGTAATCAATCTTGGCATTCTGATCGGCCAGCTCTGCCTTCATGTTCTCGTCAGCTCTCATTTTGGCGACATCGCCGCCATTCTTTTTTACTTCCATTTGGCTACCTCCATAATGATTTATAATATTTATCCATGCGCTGCAGGAGCTTAAAACTGTTGCCCTTGCTGGCGTGGTTTCTCCAAGCGTAATAACACTCGTCTACCTTAGCCTTCGTGAGTTCACCTTGTTTGGCTTTTCTCACCAGCCTTCGTAATATCCGACGTCTTTCTTTGACATTCTTCGGATCGATTATCATAATAACCTTCCCGGTATCTGTTAGCCGGTACTTGAAACCTAAAAATGTGAAACCGTCTGCAATGCTAAATACCTTTGTTTTCTTTGGATTGAACTCTAACCCCTTCTCGGTCAGTATCTCGCCGATCACTTTTCTGCAGTATTCCAGGTATTCCCTGGAAGGATGAAACGCAAGTGAGTCGTCCATATATCTTCCGAACTCGTCCACATCTAAATATTCCTTGATTTTGTGGTCGTGGTCGTCCAATGCTGATATGCCGACAATCTGAACCATTTGACTTCCAGGGTTATAACCCACATCCCCGGCGTACTGTCCGTCGAGTACGTCAATGGCTCGTTTTGCTATTTCCGGTTCCAACTTTCTCTCCAACATTGCGTTGGTTAAGTCGTGCCGCATATTCGGATAATACCCATGCACATCTATCTGCAGACCATAAAATTCTGTACCATATTTCCGGTACATTCTCTGCAGAAATAGTTTCATCCTATCTCTCGCATCATCGGTACCCTTGCCTCGCTGGCAGGCCCAATTATCACGAATGAACGAATTTGTCATTATTGGGTACAGTGCGTTGTCGTTCAAACTTCTCTGATAAACACGGTCTCTGAAACATACACTGATGATTTCTCTTTTCTTCGGCCTGGTTATCGTGAATTTCGCTATCTGCCTTGCCTTGTAGGTTTCATTTTCCAACTGCTCATTGAGCTTGTATGTTTCCTCCAGGCTGTTCAATACATAATGTGCAACGGACTCTTTCCAAATAACTCCTTTCTTGCACTTGTGCATCGAATCATATAAGGCTTCAAAGCCGATTACTTCTTCCATATCCATAAAACTTATAGATAGGTCCATAGCGTTGACAGCGGGTAACAGTCGTTCTCCGGCTGACCGCATCGCTACAGTGTTGTTCGCCTTACGGCCGGATGCAGGCTCCTTGTGTTTGATTGGTTGGAGCGCCATTCTTACGGAATAGCCTTTATGTCCTTAATACCACACAATCCGGGGCGCAGCGATTGGCGTTGATGGCGTTGTTGTTGTTGACGTTGCCGCTAGAGTTCACGTACCACGTATTGTACGAATTGCCACGATTAGCCGAGCGCAAGCGGACGTTCTGCGTTTAGCCTACATCCGTATAATAAAAACTACTCCGAAATTTTGGAGTAGCGTTTACTATCACTTTCATTCCAACTACGGATCATACCTCGGACTTTCAAAACCTTACCGGTCCAAAATTTGATTCGCTTATTTTTGAGATGAAACGAGGATTTCGCAATTCCGATCAGAGCCAGGAGCCTGTTGCATTCCCTGGCCGCACGAAGTTGTAGCTCCCTGCGGACTCTCCAATCATCTTTAGTCGTTACCCTTACATTGTTGGCATCCCAAGCATCGATGTAGATACTCTTTGCAGTCTCGATAATGTCGTCTGTAACTTGTCTTTGGTACTCCGGAAGAAAAATTTTCTCGTTCTTCGTGATTCTGAGAGTGTAAGTTACTAAGTCCAACGCCTGCACGAATACTTCCAGTCTGCTTTCTCTTCTTTCTCCAACTGGTACTGACACGCTATGTTCCTCCTTTCTCTGAAATTATACCCGGCATCCGTGGGTGCCGGGATTTATTGATTGCTGATTAGCAGAAATCACAAGCCGGGGCGCAGCGAAAGGCGTAGATGGCGTAGCCGTAGTTGTTGACGGAGCCGCTAGAGTTCACGTACCACGTATTGTACGAACGGCCACGATTAGCCGAGCGCAAGCGGACGTACTGCGGTGAAGTGTGATTCTCAATCGCAAATGTACGAATCTGAGGGTATGTCTGCCATTTTTTCATCTTGGTTGTCATATTAGAAGCTCTCTTCCAATAATCCCAAGTAGAACCCTCTCCTGCAAGTTCCGGTTCAATCGACATCTGTTCCAACGCAGGCAGATAAATCTTGTCATACGTTGTTTCGAGCGGTTCAACTGAGTTGCTGCTTGTGGAATCCGTAACGGTATTGAGCGCTGTTACAACCTTTGTCGGTCTGAGGATTTCCAGGAAATCTGCGTCAAAACCTGTTAAGAAGCCGGCCTTTGTTGCAAGCTGATCCGGGCATCTGTCGTAATCATTCTGTGGAGTCCACCACTCGCCTACTCCCTTATCAGAGTTAAGCCACTGCCTCATTGCTGACTGGGACCATCTGTTGTAGCCGTATGCTGTTCTCTGCAAGCAGTTGAGTTTTCCATCTCCTCCGAACTTTAAGACTCCGAGGCTTGTTCCGGAACTTCCTTCTGTTACCGGAACCGTCTCAATAGCGTCCACCGCCGTCTTACTGTTGTATGAATATACTTTCCAAGTAGAAGGTGCCTGATCCGGTGCGCCTCTGAATCCGGCAAGCTGTCCGCCTGCTGGCACAGGCTTTGTGAGCGTAAACTGGTATTTTTTTCCGGCTACGCAATATCCTTTGTCACCCCATGTAGTGCCAATCTCAATATAGTACGTTCCTGCAGCAAGTCCTTCTGTCGCATAGAAAAACGCCTGGTACTGATTGAACTGCACCCCGAACGGTGTAGCATAGTGCCACTGTACGGTCATGCTCGGAAGTTCCTCACCATCCTGCAATGCTGATGTTCCAAAAGCTACAATATCAAGTGGTACATCGTATTTCTGCCTCGTTGCGATGTCCGTCCAAGGAACGATAATCTGATCGCCAACTTGGAACACTTTACTTGCCTGGCCTGCGCGCACAACATTAAGTACATCCTTAATGGATGTCGGCTTATAATTGATGCCGCTGGCAAGTGATGTTAAAATCTCATTCTGTAACTGCATCTGAGCTACAACCTGCTTTGCTGTTTCGTCCAGCACTACCGGTTTTGTTACTTTACTCATTCTTGTATGCCTCCTTATTCTTCAAATGTCTGACACAGAACACCATCCACGAGAGAAAAACCTTCATCATCCATTCTGTCTTTCAGATAATTGTCATTCTCGATCAGCTGTTTAGGTGCTGCGTTGATGTTGTCTGCATGGTTTGTGTCCGTAACCTCAACATTCGGCACGGACTGAGAAAAATTTCTCGTTGTCGGTGTGTAATTCTTCACGTTTTACCTCCTTCCTGGCCTAGAAGATGTCGTCAAGCACGTATGTCTGCTCTACATCATCATCCTTGCCCTTCCTGGTAAAGGTCTTGATGCACACAATGTCGCCGTTGGTGTCATACAATCCGATTTCGCTGATCTCTTTTCCAGCAAGTTCACTCTCTGCAAGGGTACATTCGTATCTGCAGGTTGTGTCGTTTGGGAATGTGTAACCATCAATGGCTTTGCGGAACAATTCCTTATTGAGCCTAGACTGGGATTCCGCCGGTGCAATGACCGTACCGGAACTGTTTACACCGCCCTCGCCAAACGCCATACCGATAATCTTTGGAAGCGTAATGGCTCCGGCACGTGCCTTAACCAGGTTCTCCCTGGCTTTCTTCGTGATCACCACGTTTTTGCTCTTTTCTGTACTCATTGGATATACTCCTTTCTATAAATTGAATTAAGATTTTTCTTACCGTTCAGCATATTGCCGCCATCGAAAAACCAGTAATTCCTTGTTTTGGTAATGACCTGCACCGATACATCCGAATCTTCTCTTTTGATTCCCATGTGATGTGTAACTGATGCTTCAAATCGTTTATTACCACCTCTGTACTCCAACGTCGTATTTCCGTCGAGTAACAGTTTTCCGTCCAAATAGACGGTATTCCAAAAGTCGGCCTCGAACTCCGAGCGTATTGCCACCCGAACCTCTGAACCCGTTCGCAGGTCATAAGCACTTCGTACTTTCAATACGTCTGTGACCTCGTTATGGGCGAAGGCAACCATTGCAACGATTGCAACGCCCAGTTGATAGCCTCGTGTAACATCAAGCCTATGTGAGCCGTCCAAATCCCACGAACCATCCAGTAGGTGCGTATTCCAAAAAATGATGTCCGAGGCGATCCGGATTGCTCCTGCCTTGACATCATTTTCTGTTTTCTGTTCTGCTCTGAATTTTACCTTCTGCAGGTCTGCGTCTGTCGGGGTTGTAAATCCACCGAGCATATACTTAAAACCAAGCATCAGATTGTATCTCATATACGGATAGAGAAGGCTGGAACCGTCCAGCGGTTTTCTTCCATCCAGCAGATCGCTATACCAAAATGACTCTGCGATATGGAAGATTATCTTTTTCAGATTCATCTCCTCTAAATTCCGATTGTCTGATACAATCTCGGTTCGGTCATTCATCGTAAACATCGTGTGTGACTGTTTCAGCTCATTCAGCATAGCTCTCGCTCGCTTTGATGCAAGTGTCCCTTCGCCCATAAAGTATGCTTTGAACACATTCGGGTGTGGCGCCACAAAACCATAATCTCCCGGATCGTTGATGTCTGCAATTCGTACATCAAATCCGGTAGCGGTTTTTAAGTACCCTTCCATCCGATACGGTGTCATCGGCGCCCGATAGTCTCTCTTCCGGTAAATCAGCTGTCGCCTCTCCTCGTATGGAAGATTTTCTCGCACCGGCAGTCCCCACTTAATCTCGTGGTACATCAGTCCCCATGTGGCAGTTTCCGGAAACAGCTGGTTTAGAATATCCTCAGCTATTTCTCTTGCCGTGTCGTATTCCTGGCCCATGACCTCATACAGCCACTTTCCGACATAGGAATTGTCGTAAAAGCCATCTGAAACTGAGGCAATCATGTTTTTTGCACTCTCGCTGACCGGGAAATTCTCTAAATCAAACTTTTCCACATTCACACCCCCCTAACTAAAATTAAGGGTACCGGTGTCCGGGTACTCCTCGCTTTTCAGAGTGATGTTCTGCATTTTCCCATTCATTGTGAATGTTTCAAAGTCCTCGACTCCTGCGATTGCAGAAATCAACGGTCTTACGTCGTTGTACCTCAGAACTCCTTCGGTTTTCGCCTGTGCATAGACCGCTCTCACAGCTTCCGTAAAGTCTGCCTTGATTTGCTCAATGCCAGTTGTTTCATCGTAGCTGAGTCCTGTAATAACATAATTTACGGCAACCGTTGTGGCTGCCGCACAAGTCAGTTCTGCTGTTCCGGTAGGAAGCAATCTTGCTGACCTATCATTCGGAGAAACGATGTAGTTATACACGTCCTGCACTAGCTTCGCATTGGCTGGTTTTCCGTTTCCGTCTACCAGCACCAGTTTCACCGTGCCAGGACCATTCCAAACAGGAATAACTATCGCATCTCCTGCTCCTGCCTGCTTTGCCCATCTCTTATAGTCCGTATCGTTCCCCAGGTATGTCATGCTGTTGTCGTACTCTGCAGCGATCCTGTCGTAAAAATCATCGTCTGTCTCTCTTTCAGTACCGCCACGAATAGGCTCCGGATTGTTAATCTCGGTCACATTCTTATCGGGTACCATCATCAGCACGACCGTATTCGCCGCTACATTAGAACCTGTGCCTGCTTCAACCGCTGATACCGGTATAAGCACTGATCCTTCGCCTCCAACAACCGCATCCTTTGTGGTGGCATACTCAATCGACGGGCCGGTTTCGGTTGCCGCCGTACAGAATACCGTTCCGGATAAAATCTCGGTTCCTTCTGCAGCTGTGATTTTCACATAGCCAAAAGCTGGTTCCGCTTCGTGTCTTGTGAGATGTACCTGGCGACCGTGAAGGTCTAACCACTCATCCCAGGCGTATTCCGGGAACGCAATCATCAATGCCCTTACGATATGGAAATTGATAATTTCGTCTTTTTCCAATGCTGCAGGCATCGTCATATCATACGGAAACCCACCCGGCATATCGTCGATGTCGTCCGGCAGGTTATTCATCATTCGCTCGTGAATTTCCTCTGCCGAGTTTCCTTCCAGGAACTCCGGTCTGTTAAATTTCGGCTGCATACTCTCCACCTCCTTTACAAGCTAATCTCTATTTCTTCATCCCAGTTGCTGCCCTTTACCTTGAAGGTTACGTGCATCTGATCGCCTTCCCAGGTAAATTGAAAATCCCGGACATTTTCTGCTCGGGGATTTACCATAATTGCATCTGTGATTGTTCTTTCCACCATGGACTCAATAGTTTTTTCATCGTCGTTATCCATGGCACGCTCCATTTCGGTACCGATTGAATCGGGGTACGCCAAACAGCGGTACCGCTCTGTCTGTGCAATCTTAAAACACCAAATGGCGAAGGCTTCTTTGCCGTCGCATTCCTTAATCCGGTGCGCCCCATCTCTCACGAAGTCTCCCAGTTCCGTGTTCCACTTCATACTCCTTTTGTACTGAGTGTCGTACTGGCTGTCCTCCGAGATAAAATCCGGTACCTCAACAACTGGAAATAGTGGCTGTGACATTTGCCTCGCCTCCTTTATGATTTCTCGATCACATCAATTACGACTGCTTCGCTCTGAATCCAGGCAACCAGCACTCGATCTCCCGCTTTCACTGCGGGTATCGTTACACTGTGGCTATGAAGAGGAACGCCCGACGGCGATTTGCCAAGCCAGCTCTGTTCCGAGGTTGAAAGTGTCAATCCTGCAGCCAGCCTGCAGATCGTGTAGTCTCCCTTCGGGATCGGCACCGGGAATGTGTTCGTTTTCAAACTTCCGTTTGCCTGGATTTCTCCAAAATCTAAAGTCAGCGGAGACTCTGTTTTCTGCGAGGTTCTCTTATCTAACACCTGCGCCAGTTTCGCTGTCCCTGGGTGTCCGTCAAATTGATCCATCTGTATCACCTGCCTTTAATCAAAAGTTCCGTCGTCAACCCACCCATACACGTTGCTTCCACTGTCCGTATGGATCAGATGCCAAGGGTGTGCTTTCCCGGAACCGTTCTTAATCGTAATCTTTGCTTTTCCTGCCCTGGCGTTATAGCCTTTTGAGCCTGGGTAGCTGCTCACATAATGGGTTCCACCATGGAAATTCACGATGTCGCCCACATTGTAATCTTTCTTTTTCTCGGAGCTTGCCTTTTCTTTCTTTGGCTCTGCAAGTTCCAAATCCATTGTCATGCTGCAGGTGTCTGCCGTGTGCTGGATGCCTTTCACGTAGTAATACGACTGGGCCAGCTCACTCATTACATACACCAGGTCGCCTTTTCGGACAAACGGAACGTCCGGAGACTGTACTTTAATCTCCTTTTTGATTTTTCCTTCGTCGTCCAAGATTTCCTGTGCTGCAGATTTGGCGTCCGCAAGGCTTTCATCTTTACCTCTCGTATAAATTCTCTGACGGATACCATACTTTGTCTCGCCGTTTACCGTGGCTTCAACACTGGTTCTTCCATCATCGTCTGCCTTCCCTACAACCTTGACCCTAGTAATCATATCTGCTGTGCTTATGCTCTGACTGAACATCTGCGTGTTATCTGTCCGGAATGCATACACCGTCTTATTGCTTCCTCTCGGAATAACGGATGTCTTACCTTTCCTGGCCTGCACAAAGCACTGCTCTTCGCCTTTTTTTGCTGCATCGTCCAGCAAATTGATGATGATGTCTGACAGATACTTATTGTTCTCCACCGTTTTGCCGTGTGAAGCATTCGGGCCTTGATATGATCCCTGCGGTATCTCCCAATCATCAAAAATCCCTTCTATCGCCGACTTTGTGCCGGTTCCGGAAGGGAAATATCTGTTGTCCTGGCTCTTCTGTAGCTTGTAAAGCTCGTCGTAGCAGGTACATTTCAGCGTATGTCCTCCGCTCTTTTCAACCGGATTCCACGTTTCCACGTACCCTCGTGCTACTTCCTCGTCCTGGGAAGCACCGTCTGTTGCGAATACTCCGACCAGGCACCCCGGCTTGATTATCTTCGACAGGTAACCCTTAGATGTCTTATCATTCTTCGCCACAAATGAGGTTCTGACGGATAACTCGCCGTCGTTCTCTTCCCATCCGAGGTTTTCGATGTACTCCTTGATGTTGTACTGGTTCTTACTTTCGTCCATAACCACGACCCGGTACTGGATTTTCGCCAAATCAATCATAGCGTGCCTCCTATCCTGGGATTGTCAGAACTTCTCCTGGCCATATCCAGTGACCGTGATCTGAACTGCTCTTTCCGTGTTTCTTTGCTGTGGACTCTATCGTATCCTTGTTTGCATCGTAAATTGTCGTCCACTTGGTACCGCTTCCCAGTTTCTTTGAAGCGATGCCCCACAGCGTATCTCCGGAGACTACTGTATAGTTGCCTCCGCTCGATGATGAACTGGCTCTCGGCTTCGTTTTCCTTACAAACGCCGCAATTTTCAGTTCATTTGTACTGTAGATTTTCAGCGGTTTCTTCTGAACAAACGTAATGGAATACTCGACATTGCCATACGCTCCAACCGGTCTCGGCTGAAATGAAGAAATCGTAACATCCACGTTTATCCACGTTTCCGTTACGATCAATGTAAGCACTGTCTCATTCAACATATAGTCATTCAGAATTTTTACACACTCATTTGGACTTTTCCAGGCATTCGTCTTGACGATTGCCTCATTCTTCTTTGATGCTCCAAAAAATACACCGTCCCACGAAAACTCTGAAACATCCGTCCCCTTAGGTACCTTTACGGTACCCAGGGAGATGATGTCAAAACTTTGGTACTTGGCTGCATATTTGCCCTGCACCTTTTCGGGTAGAGCCGGGAACGTAAACTTTGAACCCTTTTCCACCGGAATTAGTTTAATATCCATTGCCTACGCTCCTTTCGTGCTTGTTACCGGCATATTGGCGAATACTTCGCTTAACTTGTCGGCGATGTTTCCGCCGAGTTCGTCTGCAATTTCGCCTAAGTGCCTTCTGATTACGGCAACAATATCTTCCTCACTCTGACCTTCCTTCGCCTCAATTTGGAAATTCGGACTAACTGCAACATTTACACTGATCGGACCAGTCTGTGGTGTAGAGGCCGGAACCTCTGAACTTACCGGAGCAAATGTTTCTGCTGAGTTGTCCTCATAATTACCTTCTGTGGTTTCGTTATAGCCATAGGATGCGTTTCTTGTCGCCTCAGTGAATAAATTATGGTCTGATACCATATCACTCAAATTTGAGCCTTCTATACGGCCGCCGTCTGCGTGCTTAGAAACGCCGAGTGCCTCGCCTGCCTGCTCGTACAATTCAAGCGCTCTTGTCCTTCGGCTTGGATTTGTCGGGATAACAAACTCGTCCCAACCTTCCTCTGCCAACCATGACAGCTGAGGACCGCCACCAACTCGACCGCCCGCAGCGTGTTTCGCCGGTGTGGATGTCGTTGTTGGAATTGTCGGCAGCGTCAGCAGGTTGTACTTCGGTGTTACGTTTACCGTTGGACTGATGCTGAACGGACTTGCCGTTGCTGTATTGAGAGAGGTCTGCAGACTGGTCCTCAGTCCTGCTGAGCCATTGGTAAGACTCGTTGACGCTCCCGTGTTAAGAGATGTTCCGAGGTTTGTGCCGGCTGTCTGCCACTCTGACTGCAACGTAGCGAAATACTCGTTCGAGATAGGACCGTAATTCTCCATGACCGTCGAAAAATCAAAATCGGCCATCTGATCTTGCATATACTGTTGCATAAATGTGCTGAGTGTTTCTTCACTGCCGCTGTTCTCCAGGGCATTGTGAAGTGCTTCCGAATAGGACGTCTTGACACTCTCGAAATACTCGCCGTAGTAGTCCGACATCTTCTTTTTCAGATCTTCTGTATTCAAGCCGATTGACTCGCCTTCTGTCGGACCTGTGATGGACTCCATGAGTTCCGTCCAGTCCTCATTGGTCATTGAATCCCAATCGATTGCTTCCTTGATTTCCTCTGCAGTCGGTACAGAATCTTTGAAATCCTGCATAATCTTCTCTTTGGTGCCATCCGGTACCGCAAGTGCCGTCTGTAAAATCTGAGTCGCAATGTCCGTCTGAACTGCCGTATCGAGATTGAGCTTGTCTAATCCCATCCAGCTTGCCACATCAGCTGCAGTCCAAGTCTGTACGTCCGGGTGTGCCAGCAGCGCATTGTTCAAAGCTGTTTCCAGCTTCTCCTTCGTGCTTCCCTCAATCTCCGGCATATAGCCTTGAAGTGAGGAGTCCCACGCCTCGGCAATCGTTTCCAAGTTGAACGAAGATACTCTTGCGTTAATCTCATTCAGCTGGGCGTAGTAGCCATCGGTCGCCTCTTTCACGGCCGCATCGTACTCTTCCTGCGTGATAGCTCCGTCTGCCAGCTGCAGGTTCAGATTTGTGAGCGTGAGCGTAAGTGCCTGCTCGTACTGATCCGACGCATTACTTACCTGCGTCTGCAGCTCTTCCTGCAAAGCATTGAAACTATCCATATCCAGCTCTGCGCCGGAATACTTAATCTTCAATGTGTCAAATTCCGCATCCGTCCTGGCCTGCGAAATCTTTCCTGTGATAGCAGAAATCTGATCCTGCAAGCTCTGAATTTCTGCAGACTCGTCAAGACTGATAACACTATCCTCTAAGGCAATATCCACTTTTCCGCTGAGTTCTTTTCCCAAATCGTCCAGCTGTTTCTTCATGCTGCCATAGTAGCTGTCGATACCGCTGGTATCTGTGTCGGTTCCAGTGAGCAGTTTCAAAGCGACTGTCGCCTCATAATGGTTGTTGTCAATATAGGACTGGCTATCGCTGATGAAGTTTTCGATTGCACTCTTGTAATCGTCCTTCTGCAGTTCATCCAGTTTCATCCCTAAGCTGACTTTCCAGTTTTCCTTTTTCAAGGTCGATACTGATGATTGCAGGTCGCTAAGTGCCTGCTGTGTGTCATTGGTTGCGGTTGTGAAGGTGTTCAGTCCGTCCGTCATATCGCCGAATGTAATATCACTCGCAATACTCTTGACCTCTTCCAGGGATAACTTAATCTTTCCAAAAGCATTCTTTGCCACGTTTTCGCACTCTTCCTGGAACATAGCTGAAAACTGCTCTGCAGAAACCTCGCTATCATTCATAGCATCCTGCAGAGCCTTATTCTGAAATCGTACATCTTCGATTGACAAACCGGTTGCCTGGAAAATCTTCTGAGCTTTCTCGGCTTCCTTCTGCATTTCTTCGACATTATCCTGGTACTCTTCTTTGACCTTATTACCCTTGATCCATCCTGCGATACCTCCGACACCGGCACCGATTAAAGCGCCGACCGCTGTACCAAGACCAGGAATTACAGAACCAAGCGCTGCACCCGCCGCCGCACCAGCTGCTACACCGCCTGCTTTCCAAGCGGCTGACCCACCGTAAGCGGCTTTCTCGTCCTTATTGTCAGACTTGATAGATTTATACAAATCCATTGCACTACTTACGAGTGTTGCACCACCGGCAATCGCTCCTGCTCCTGCGCCCATTCCGACTGCAGATAAAGCTCCTGCGCTTAGTGATGCGCCCCCGGCCAGGTTTCCTGCCCCGAGGTTGATTGCCAGCATTGCCGACTTTCCGAGAAGTCCGGTACCCATTGCAGATGAACCGAGCATTGCTGCTCCAAGTCCCATCTCTCCTGTTCCCGAACCTAATACTGTCTTTCCTGCTTTACCCAGGTTGATTGCTCCCTTGCCAAGGCTGATAAACGGACTGGCAATCTTGCCGAGCAATACCGCCGAGAATACAGACGACAAATCTGCGGACTTACCGCCCGGAAGCAGTTTGCCCGCATTTGATACTAAATTACCGAGTCCGTCCATCAACTTCGCAGATACGGCATCGAAATCAAATCCTTCTGAGAAGCCTTTGGCGAACGACGCTCCTATACTGGTTCCCTCGTCGAATGTTTCCGAGATGTCAATACCGAGCATTGTCATAACGCCGATTTTAATTCCGCTACCAATACCTTTTCCGATGTCTCCGGCGAAGTCAGCAAATTTTGCTTTTCCTTTGGTGTCCCACCACTCCTTGAACGGATCAGCAATAAATTCATCCCAGCTCAGTTTCACCTTGCCGAGGAAATCTGCGTTTTTCCATTCTTCTGACTCTGTTAAGTCATGGAATTTCTTCTTCATGCGGTCCACTTTTGTGTCTACCCAGTCCATCATTTCATCAAGACCGGATTCAACCGCTGGCATCTGATCGGTAAGCCAATCTGCCAGGCTTCTCACGTATGGAGATAACCTCTCACCAAATGAGATTTTCACTCCGTCTACTGCACTCTGCAGCAATGTGATAGAACCCTGCAGGTTATCCATCATCGTTTCAGACATATTCGCTGCTGCTCCGTCTGCATTGTTGATGGCATCTGCCAACTTATTGTAGTCCTCTTCCGAGGCGTTCAAGATAGCAAGCAAACCTTTCTGTGCCTGTGTTCCTGCGATTGTATTTGCCAGGTTTGACTTCTGCTCAGCCGTCATACCTGCCGTAGCCGTCCTTAACTCACCCATCACATCAGATAAATCCCTGGCCTGTCCATTGGAATCAAAAAAGCTGATGCCTAAGTCTTTCATAGCATCAGCCGCTCCATTGGTGTTCGTCGATAATCTCGTGAATATTGAGTTGAGTGCCGTACCGGCCATTGTCCCCTTAATTCCAGTATTCGCCATTAAGCCTGTCATAAGGGCAACATCTTCTATGGAGTAACTGAGCGATCCTGCCATAGAGCCTGCATATTTGAAAGTCTCGCCCATTCCGGAGACTGTCGTGTTCGCATTTGATGCAGCCGCCGCCAAAACATCTGAGAAATGTCCGGCATCACCGGCTTTCATGTTGAACGCCGTAAGTGCATCCGTAACAATATCGGATGTCGTTGCCAAATCTTCTCCGGAAGCTGCCGCCAAGCTGAGAATGCCTTCGATACCGTTCAGCATATCGTCGGTTTTCCATCCAGCCATTGCCATGTAGTTAAACGCCTGCGCTGACTCTTCGGCTGTGAATTTCGTGGTTGCACCCATTTCCTTTGCCTTATTCGTCAGTTTGACAAGCTCTGTGCTGGTGGCTCCGCTTATAGCCTGGACCTGTGACATTGCGGCCTCGAAGTCCTTGTATGTCTCTATCGTGTCTTTCAGACCGATACTGACTCCAAGGACCGCTCCGACTTGGAAGATCGGATTCTTCAACAGGTTTATGATCCCTCGAACCGGGGAGGTTATGAGGTCAATCGCTCGCATTGTAACGCTCCACGTTTTCCCTGCAAAACTCCTTAGCCCATTACCCAGCGTAGAGAGTACCGGACTGATCCGTTCCTTTGCTTCAAGCAGGACTTCGTACTTTTCTTTCGCCCAGCTTGCTAGGCTCTTCTCGGCTTTCTGAGCTTGCTTGTCAAACTTGGAAACTGTGTCGCTCGCTTTCTTGGCTGAACTATTCGCACTATTGGCCGCTCGTTCCATCTTCTCGAATTTCTTCGTAGCATTGGAGACTCCTGGATCTGTATTATCAACCGTCTCAATAGGAATTTCGATTCTAAGTGTTTCCGCCACCGTCATTACCTCCTTTCTGTGATTCTAGGGTTATCCGCATAGACGCAAGCATGAATGCCTGCACGCCTTTCGGTTTCTCGTAAAATTCATCGGGGGTTATTCCTGTCTTTTGGAATATGTGATGTAGCAAGCACATCTTGCCCCCCGCTTCAATTAGTTTTTTGCTACTTCCTCAATGTTGCTCTCGTAGCCGCTGAGGGTGTCGATCGCATCAATAATGCGGTCTTTCTCGCCAGCTTTAAGTGTGTACTCGATTACGTCCAGGCCGGACATAATCTGAAATCCTTTGCTTTCAAGCGCCTGCCATACCTTCTTGTTGTCCCATAACTTCTCTCTATCCTCTGCGATAGTCGCCTTGTGGATGATTGCTGACTGGTACTTGATACGGTCTGTGTCCTCCGGCATCTTGATACCAAGCTGCTTATTGCGAACATACTTTGTAAATTTCTTACGGCACTTGTCGTACTCCTCTGAGCCGAGAGGTCTGATAGAGAATGCAAAAGCGAGCTTGCCGTTTCTGACAATCTCAATCCTCTGTGTTTCCTCTTCATCGGAAGCGAAATCTGCAGCCGCAATCAGACCTTCGATGAAGTCCTCCTCATTCGCTCTGATTACCTGCTTTGTTTCCTCTTCGTTTGTCTCCACTGTGCTTACTGCAGGCTGAGTATTCTCCTCAGCTGTTGCCTCGCCTACTGTTACGCCTTTTACAAATTCTTTAGCCATTTGAATGTCCTCCAATTCTTTTTGATTAAATAAAGGGGAACCGCTCCGGCTCCCCTACTGGTTTCTTATGTGGTACCTCTTATCTGTCTACGCCGAGTAATGACTGTAACTTAGGCGGTCTGTTGACAAAGAAGTTCCAGTTTCTCTTGATAACATCGCCGACAGTGACATTCTGAATGTCGATCTGTCCGGAAGGGATACACTCCTTGTAAACCACACGCTCCTCAGAACCATTACGTCCGAGAAGTGAACCCTGGAAGTTCCAGTGCGGCGGGTTCTGAGTCTCTAATGCCTCCATGACCTCTACAAAGAACTGGTCGTCCTCTACTACGATCTGAGACATCGTGAGGTTGACAGCAAATGTGTTGGCTGTCTCATGTTCCTGCGCATCTCCAAGCACACTGTACTTAGCATTGTTGTAGTTCACGTTGGAAGTGAACGTATCAACGGTCGCAAGTAAAACGCCGTCCTCGCTGTAGAACGCTCCGTCCTTACCGGTACGTGCGTGTCTTGAATCACCGGCGGCTCTCTCGTTTCTAATCATCGCTTTTTACCTCCTTCTACTCATTGGTGCTGAAAGGGAAAATAAAGCTGAGGTAGATATGCTCCATAGAATCCTTATCGATAACATCGATGTCGAACCATGCGGAGTCTCCGTCTGCCGTGTAAGCAGAACTCTCGCTTACTGTGCAGGCTACCAGCTTTCCTTCCTCTCTCATTGCATCACCGACTGCCTGCAACTGAGAAATTACAGTTGCCCGACCGTTGGTGTCGTTGTCTACCTTGCCTACCAGGTTGTCAGAGGTGGTATTGATACGTCTGATAAGCTCGAAACGAGTCTTAACACGGCGAATCTTTTTCCAGCCGTCGTCCTGGTTGTCCTTCGGCGTAATGAGGGTATTGATTGCATTATCAATCCACACCTGCTTAGCCTTGTTATAGCTGAGTACCAGGCAGCCTTTCTTCTCTGCAGCAATCATTTCAGTGTTTGTCAGCTTTTCCTTGATCTCGGAGAAGCCGCTGACTACTGTATGAGTGAGTGAAGAGTTTGCCGCTACTGCGCCGATCATACCGGCAATACGTGCTGCAGTCTGATAACCGTCGATCTCCGTCCCCTGCTCATTCACATGGGCATTGAGAACGTAGTGCATCTTCTCGTCATTGAATGAAGCAGCGTGTGCTTCCCTTGTTTCCAGGTCTACCGTGTGCTTCTCAGCAACGACAGCCTGTGTAAGGGATGCCGCATCAAAAATACGATTGATGAAGCTCTGCAGAAGCAGATGTACCGAAGCATCCTCGGTATCGACGCAGATCGTGTTAAACTCATACGCCTCTACCTGCTTAAAAGCATTGGAATAGTCCCCATTCGTTACCTGCGGATCAGTTCCCTTTGTAAACTGGGACTGAGACACGTTCTGTAATGTTACGGTGCCGGACTTGATAACCTCTGCCTTGAAATTCTTGGAAGACGCCAGCGCATCCACAAGGGCATTAGCTTCGTCTGTTCCGGCGGCAAATTCCACCTTCTCAAACTCTGTTGTACCGGCATAAAAAATGCACTCTTTGAGAGTGCTGTCTGAGAGCTTTTCACGGACTGTTACTACAAAATCCTTTGCTCCGGGATATTTTGCTGTGATGCTTACTGCATCTGTGCTTTCGCTGTCCTGCAACTTGATACTGCCCTGAGTGCCGCCGTTACCGACTCTGCAGGCGATGATCGTCTTTGCGCCACCGGCGATTGCCTCTTTCATTGCGTCCGTAGTAAGCGCGGTACCGAATGTTCCTTCGTAGCCATCCTCTGCAGATAACTCGATTGCCTCGTTGAGAGGACCGAAATCTGCACGGAAGATTACTGCGGTAACACCATTCATAACGCCAGCAGCGGCATTTCCGCCTTTCTTCTGAATGTTGAAATAGGTACCAGGACGCACCTTAGTTTCGCCTAAAATGAATGTTCCTGCCATTTCTACTTAACCTCCTTCTGTAAGAACTTGCTTACAATTTCCTTTGCCTCTGATACTGTGTACTCGGCTTTGCCGTCAGTTTTCAGAGCGGCTACAACGCATTCCTGCATTGTGCCGAATACGCTTCTTGCGTTGCCTGCAAGCTCGCTTACTGTGTAAACGGACTCTGCAGGGGCCTTTTTCTCCGGCTTCTTTTCTGCCTTTGTTTCAGCAGGTGCCGGAGTTGCTGTTTCCTTAGCCATGCTTTACCTCCTTAACTGTAATTTCCATGAGCTGCCATAAGCACGTGAGGCTTAGCCTTGTACCTAAGCAATCCATAGTGACCTGTGATGAATACCTGGCCTTCCTTCAAGTAGTCAGATTTGTAATTCACCTGCAGTCTCTTGATGAACATAGGCGAATGGTCCAGCATAATTACCTCTCCGTCGAGTGACAGGTGGTTGGCAATATCTGCGGCCATCTTCAATCTCACTGTGCTTTCCGGGCATAAAACATGGACGGCAATTCTACCGTCCATCCAGGCTACTGTATTCGTTTCTTCCTGCTTCTCAGATGAAATCAGTCTGCAGTAAACCACCGGCTGATCCGCTGAGGCTTCGGTTATCTCCTCCATCCGGTCATATCCCATAACCAGGCATTCCGGGTACAACTCCTTGATATACTTATCAACCGCCATTACCGGGTCCGGATCGGACGTCTCCATAGACGGATATTCCAGGATGTCAAATCTGACTTCACAGCCGATTACAACACCGGCTTTTCCTGCATCCTCGCCCATAGTGAACGCATCCGTTCTCGCCCAGGTAAAGCAGTACGGCGTACCGCCTTCCGGAAGAAGGATCACATCACGCAGGCATTCCTTCACGATAGGCGCTATGTCCTCCGGGAATACATCTGTTGTGTTCTGACAGAATATCGATACCGAAAGACTACCGGCACTGTTTCGTTCTTCGTTTGCCTGCAGGTCGTAGTTGTAAGTTACCATAGGGTACTGCGTTTCACCGCCCCACCCATCCTGTTCGTCGCCCGGTGCTTCCGGACTAAAAACAGCAGGCACACTGTTGTAGGTTGTAAGCCTCTCTGCGAGTGCTGCCGTACTGACGAACCTTTTCTGAATCAGTTCTTCCAGCTTCACTCTGTCGCTCCTTCCTCAGTGTCCTGCTTTTCGATGCCGTAGGTCTTGACCTCCGACATATCGTGTGAATATCGGATTTCCCACTGAGCGTCTACCGCTTCATCAATGGGAATCCGAAAGTGATTAGTTACATTGCCGATACCCGGATGATACTGGACGATCAGCTCCTTCTCGGTGGCTGATGTTACAAATCCGGCTTTACCTTCCGGCCATGTGCGATGCTTGCCATAGACCAAATCGCCCCTGGCAATCTCGCTCAAATCGAAGGTTGCTATCGGCTGTTCTACTACCAGTGCCATATATCATGCCTCCTTAGCCATACGGCTCCTTGTAAATTTTCTCAATTTCCGGGGTTGCCTTCTCCTTGATCTTGTCTACGAATGGTCTTGCTGCCATTTTGCTCGTGCCATTTTCCAGGTAGTTTGCATATTTCTCCTGGCTTTCTAGCTCTGCTATGACTTGAACACCGCCGCCTGCAGTACCACCTTCGGTTTTTACCTGGCCATTCCAGTGCATACGGAGATTTCCTGTACGTCTTGCCGGTGGTTCTCCTGGTGCCGATGCTGTGTAGGTCGCTTTGCTGTGCGGCTTGCGATATACTCGGCCGCTCCTCTGACCTTTTAGCACTTCCAGTTCTGCATTTCTCATGGCATTCACTGCCCTAACGCCCCTGGATACGACTTGTCGGTTGACTTTGGCTACCTGGTCCTTCACTGTTGCTCTTATGGCACTTCCTGCGCTCCCTGCTTTTCCATCTACCCATAATTTCACTTGACATCCTTCCTTTCCTCAGCGTAGTAGATTGTGGATATTCCCAAACTGCCAACCTCGTCAATATCGATGATGTAAAATGTACGGTTTCCAAGTATGAGCTTATCGGACTTCTTTGCTTCCGGACTGCCTGCTTGCACAATCGTATGAGTGCAAACCCTGTCTCTCGTAGAGTGGGATTCTTTCTGTTCCTTTGTGGACTCAGCAAGGCATCCTCTGACGATCTTTGAACCGTCTCCCTTTGGTGCGTTTGCTACTCTTCCGGTTGATGTAACAACCTGCGTATTCGCTTCGACAACAAAATCCTTGAATAGGTTTCCCGGCCTTAAATACATAAATCTCGCATTTATCATCCGTTCCACACCCTCTTATTCTCGTGCATACCGGTATGAAAATATGGTGGTCCGTCCACTCCGTTCCCGAAGCGTGGTACCGACACCGATTCTGCCTGGACTTCTTTTTTCAGCTTGTCGTAATCTTCTTTCCAAAGTTTCGCCCTGCCGTTCATATCCAGGCTGAGAGGACCGGTCTTTGTGTTGACCTCATACGCAAAACGACGGCACAAACTTTCCAGGAGCATTAGCTTCGCACGCTTCCACTTATTCGGGTATGCGTCTATCGCCGCTTGTATCTCCTCGTCCGTCAATGCCGTTGTATCAGCAAGTCCTTCCACCATCGTGTCTCCCAGTTCAAATCTCATTCGGTCTTTGCCGTATTCTGTGATGTTTCCCGGTTCGTATGTGTATGCACCTTTCGACATTAGGTATCAGCTCCCTCCGTAGTACCGTCTGTGGATGCGTTACCGCCTACGGATTCGTTTGAATTGCCGTCAGCGGAGAATAAAGTGTCGTGCTGTTTCTGAGCCGCTTTCTTGACCGTAGCACGTGTGTCTAATGCGTGAAGCAAAATCAGAACGCTGTCAGACTTGACATTGGCTACTGCCTTTGCTCCGTCGTCTGCGTTCATCTGTAACACATCTACTACCGCCTGGACGTCCTCTGTGCTGCAGGAAACAGCTGTTACATTGTCTCCTTCGCCTTTGACCGTAATGGTAAAGCCGTAGTCGTCGCTTTCAAAAGGCTTAATCTCAGCAATAGCAGACTGGATCATCTCGTCTACCTGCTCCTGTGTATATCCTGTGCTTGCATTGGCGACTGCCTCAGCGATCATCTCGTCTACCTGCTCCTGCGAAAAAAGGGTACCGGACTGAACCGATACCCCTGCACTTGCATTCGTGATTGAGATTACGCCAAGTTTCTCTTCCCTTGCGACATCTGCCACGAGGTCTGCAGGGATTTCATCCCCGATAAAGAACTTTTTGCCGCCATAACTGCAAGGTCTTTTTGCAATCAATCCCATGGCGAAACCTCCTTACACTGCGTCATAACCAAAAAATGCAAGGTCGTCTGCGGTTTTCTTCATGTCGTAAGCCATAAGGCCTTCAACAAGCTCGGAATGTGTACCAGGCGCACCAGGATAATTAAGAATCGGAAGCAGCATTCCATTTTCAAGCATGTCCCAAGTGAAGATATAGCCTGCAGAAGGCTCGTCGATGGAAGGCGTGTCTGTTGCATATGCTAACAGGAATGCATTCGGATCGTTAATAAATCCCATATCTGCTTTCTGTCCTAAGCCGGCTTTGTTCTGAACCGTTCTGTCAATAACAACTCTATCGATTTCAAAGAGCTGTGCTAACACATTAAGAGTAACTTTTGCAGGGTTAGGTGTCGAACCGCTGTATTTCACTCTGTCGAGGATTGCCGGATGCACTGTCAATGCATTGTAAACATTTACACCAAGGCCAAGTCTGTTAGGTGTACGTCCTGTCTCCTGGTTAATCTCTGTGACTTTATCCTGGAAATACTTAATCGGATCGCTGTTTCCGTTGCTGAATTTAATAAACTGTCCAGTTGAAACAGCTGTCGAATCCGTACCGGACGCCTCGTTCTTCCATACGCCTTTACGCATGAATGACTTAGAAAATTCAGAATCCTGGTGGATGTTGGCCTGCGTTGCAATAGTCTTTGTTCTCTGCTGGCGAGGGTCTTTTGTTTGAGGTCCCTGTCTACGGTCGAGATCTGTCTGTCTAATCTTGTCTACGCCCATAATCATCTGATCTACATGGCAGGCATAATTTTCTGTATGTTCAGAAAGTACAGCCGGGTCTACTGAGCCATACGCCGGTTTTCTGCTCCAGTTGTCACGTAACAGATCTTCTTTATCGAATACATAGTAATTATCAGAGGATAACCCTACCGGGCAAACCGGAAACATATTTTTTGCAAAAGATGTTGTATCCTTCTGATAGTAAGCCAGCGCCATAGTGGAAAGCGCTGTGTGCGGTCTGAATGCACCCTTGGCAATGTCTGCCTGGATGCTCTTAGCTGTTCTTTTCATTTACCTATTTCCTCCTTCTTATTTTGCGGCGTTCTTCTGATACTTGGAAATCTGAACTCTAACATAGTCATTCTCCGCTGCATTGCTGAGCGCCACGCCGATCACATAATCTCCGTCAGCTGCCTTTGTTGCTTTTCCTGCGGTTGCAGTTACCTCTTCGCCCTTCTTGATGGCTCCGCCAGCAAGAATGTAGCCGATGTCCTTAATCTGAACATCTACCTGGTCTCCCTTTGCAACTTTTCCGGACTCTGCTCCGGAGATGTCGTTATAGCCTGCCTCAATAATTGCAATGCCTACGATAGGTGCTGTGCCGTCGGTTGCTACAACTACATCTCCATTCTCGTCATATTTGAGAATGAGGTTTCTCACATCGTCGATAGCAGCACCGGCCTGCTCTGCGATTGTCACAGACTGGTTAATCTGTGAGCCGTTGAAGTTTCTCTTTGCCATGGTCTTTTCCTCCTTCCTTAAAATCCTTCCTCAGCGTCGTATGCGTCCATAAGGTCCGGGTTATCTTCCCAAGCCTTAGCCAGCGCATCCGTATAGCTCATGGAAGGTTCTTTCTGCATATAGCTCTTGGCGATACCTTCGATCTTGCCCTCTGCATCACTTACGTGCACAGAGCCATGGCCGGACTTGCCTACCTCGGAAAAAACGCCGGACTTGTTGACCGCTTCCACGGTGGCATCAAGAACGGCGATCATATCGTTGTATGCAGTTCCACCGGTAGCTCTGAGAGATTTGAGCATAGGTACAAGCTCCTCTTTCTTCTTGCCGATGATTTCATACTTGCCTGCTACGGCTTCAAGTTCTCTGTTCTCAGCATCCTCACGGAACTTTCTGAGCGCTTCGATTTCTGCCTTAACAGCAGGATTGAGTCCCTTGTAGATGTCCTCGCCATCTGCAGGTGTTTCCTGGTTCTGCTCAGGCTTCTCAACAGACTTTGTTACCGCAGGTTTTCCCTCCGGAGTCTGCTCTGTCTGAGCCGGGTCGTCTGCCACGCCGTATCTCTTCTCAATATCTTCGAGAATGAGAAGCTCAGCCTGGGTCATTTTGCTCTTGTCGATCTTCATATCTTCGTTGTCTCCTTTCGACTGTTTCTTTTTGCCCTGGTCCTTTTTGTCCTCTGTGTCTACCTCCGGATCATCTCCTTCTCCGGCAGGCTTTCCAGCGGCGGTCTGTGCCTTCTCGATGTTGTCATTCAGCCTTGCAGCCGCAGACTTCATCATTGCCAGGTCACTCTCCGTCACCTCGTCACTCTTTACGATGTTGATTACCTTTCCGCCGGACCAGTTGCTAATCGCTTCCTTCACTACTGCAGTGAACTCGTCAAGGCTCTCATTCATCGCTGTTGCTGCGCCGGTGCTATCCAGCTCCTCGTCATTCAGAATCGAACAGAGGCTTGCCTGCAGTGCGTAGCATATATCCCAAATTTCATCAGCAATCTTTCTGTTCTTGATTTCATTGAAACGCTCGTTGAAACTAACAGAGTTGCCTTTCAGAACTTCCTCTACTGCACTGTCGATCTCTTCCTGGTTCATGCCGGCCTTTTTGCCGATGAAACCGAACAATCGGCTGACAAAACCATTCTTATCGCCATTCTCTCCTGTGGACTGCCCCTTTTCGCCTTTACTCTTTGTTAGCTTAATGTGAGCATCCGGATTTGCACCTTCATCTACAAAATCAACCTTGCTGATTCTGAGATTTTTTAACTTTGTTGCCACTTTGCTTCCTCCTTTCCGCAAGATTTATATTAAAAAAGACACCTTTGCGGTGCCTCTCCTAATAACGGAATGATGTTTCTGTTGCTGATAAACTCTTCTAACTGCTCTACTGTGGACTCTCGCAGGTTATTCAAACCGTAGCGGTCCATAAATTCGAGCAGGAAATCAGAAAAAGGCACCATATCGGATGCCTTGCTGATCTGTTTTATCAATTTGTTCTTTTTGCTTAGATTTGTCTCCATAATGTGAACTACCTATGCCCTTATTACACTCTCATATGTGGAATTATAAGGTTAAGACTGCTGAAAAACTCAATACGCCCCATTTTTACAAGGTGTTTTCATCTTCTACTTCGACTCTCTCGGCTTCTCCTTCGATTGAGAACATCGGATATGTGCCGTCCTTAACCTTTTCCCATACATCCTCGTCGGTTACTTTGAAGCCGATCCACCAACCAATCGGAAGAGTGCCTGCCGGGATTCCCATTGCCTGCATTTTTTCTTCCGTGAATACCACAGATTCAACCAGGACTGCAGCTCCGCCTCTTTCGTGCATTTCTCCGCCTTCACGATAGAGTAACACATACTGGTATGCTGCGTTTTCCAGTTCTTCCGGCTCGATGATGTCCTCCTGCCAGTCCTCAATCTCTTCTCCATCAGCACGGACAGCCACATTCGCCCAGCCAAATGCCAGGTGCTTGTCGTCGTCGGACTTGGCAATCTTAAACCTGCCTTTAATCACATTGCTGGCAGGCTCTTTCTTCTGCGGTTCTGCAGACTTCTTGATGAAATCAGAGAACTTCTTCACTTTCTCACTTCCTTCCTCTCGGTGCAGCCACTTCGATATACTCGATAGCGCAGGCACATCTCGGGTGTGCAGGTGGTAACATATGTTGTCCTGCAAACAGAACCTTTCCTTTGAAATCAAAGTCGGAGTCCATATCTACCTCAGTACCTTCCAGCGCATTGCAGATGTCGCACACCGAATCGTCTCCGGATGTACTCCATCTCTTTACCATCGTTCCAAGATACCCTTCGCCCTGTGCCTGGCGTATGCCTTCATCGGCTCCACGGTTATAAGCAAAAGCACTCTCGGTCTGAGCGACTGTGAATGCCCTGGCCCGGTGCTGTTTCTCTGCATATTTCTGAGAAGCGTCCAATGCCTTCCGGCGGATGCTCTCAATCTTCATTCTCGGATGTTCTTTTCGCATCGTAGCCACGATATTGTCATAATACCTGGCGTTTGCTCTTGCGTCACCCTCTGTCAGACCGATGCATGGACGAATGAGCCTTGCCAGTTCATCTACTGTATGGCTCTCTCTCATTTTCTTTTCCAGGAGTGCCGCTATTGCGTCCTTCTGTTCTTCTGTGCATCGGGTGACAAACTCAGCTCCTCTTTCACTGATCCAGTCGAGAACGCCAGGTGTCTGAGTGTTAAACTCAAAAGCGAGACCGTCCAGGATTGGTTGCCCGGTTGGTCCCGCTGCTATTGCCTGCGTCCACATTGACTGCAATCTCTCGGCAACAAGCACTGAGTAATCCTGTTGCCAAGCCTCTAACGTCTCTTTACTAAGGTTTCCGTCCGCTACTGCTTTTCGGAGTTCCTGGTACGTGATGGCGTCTTGCTGATCCTGCCAAAACCCGCATAGGATTTCAACCGGTTCGTCACATTCGCTCTGCAGGTACTCTTCAAGTCTGCGTAGGACTTCTTGACTGCCCGGTGTCTTTGCCTTGCGTATTCGCTTTGGTCGTATGAACCTTATTGCCATTTGCACCGCTCCTTCCTAATCGCCTTTTAGCGGCTTCCGCCACATTGTCGGGGATTTCTTCGCCTTCGTCGTTTCCATCGCTTCCTGCGGCTGTCTCAGGCTCCGGTGGCTGGTTCTGCTCCGCCTGTTGCTTACGCCGCTGGTCTACTGTTCTGTCGTCCGTTGTCCTCTCCGGCAGGTGTCCGACCTGGCGAATGTAATCTTCCAGTCCGTCGTCCGGTACTAAGATTCCGATGCCAGTCATATCCTTGATGAATGCCGCAACCTTCGTTACGTCCACATCTGCAATGTCGCCGTGGGACATCTTTGGGTACTCCGTGATGCCTGCAAAATGTTCACCGTTAATATCGATCAACGGCGGGATGCCCTGGCTGTTGAATGTCTCGCAGATCATGTCTAGGAATGCACCGATTGCCATAGCGAACAACTCCGTCTTATCGGAACTCAACGCCCAGGAACCGGTCTCTGAATGCCCTAAGAAAATAAAATCCGCCAGTACCGTCATTGCAATTCGGGTATCGTAGCGGTTGATGATCGCATTCGTGTCAAACTGTCGGGTGCCGCCGGAACTTAACAGCTCCAACTCATATCCTGCCGGAAGTACCACACCTTCCATCTCGTCTCGGCGAATACTCTTTACCATATTTTCCAACGCAATTCGTGTCTGCTTGTTGTCCTCAATATCATCGTTCCAAAGGTCTAACCCTTCCGGTCCGTGCATTACCGGGAGTCCTGCAAGGTCTCTCTCAATGCCGATACCTTCAATCTCCTGGATTCGTCTCTTGAAGTACCAGGATCGGTAGGCATTTCTCAGAATACTTCGCCCTTCCGGATTATTCTTCCTGCTCTTTGTACGGAACAGCAATGCCTTACTCATTGGTATCGTGTACGTTCCGAAGTCCGGTGGCGGCATCTGAGTCATTCCCAGCAGATTGTCCTCATTGTCGTATTCCCATCTGTAGAGCGTTTCCTGCGCTCTGATAGGCAACTTCTTCCATCCAATCAAACCATCCGTGTACTTACTCTTTGTGGTTGGGTTCTTCGTATTTCCCATACGGCGCTTATACACGATCTCGTGGAAACTCCAACCGTAAGTGAGGAAAGATAAGATTTCCGAAATTGTGTCCGTCCAGGTGTCCTGCATATCGTGCATACAGCTTTCTACGAACTCTGCAGCCTCTTTGTCCTTTGCGGTGTCGCCTCCCGGCTCTACATTCCAGTCGCACTGTCTTACCAGCATCTCGATAGCGAAGAGGATTGCACCTACCACATCGTCATTCTCAGACATTTCACGGTAGACCTCTATTCCTCGTGTGCCTCTCAGTTCGTGAAGGAACTCTTCGTAGATTGTTCCTCCGTAGCGTCGCTGACCTATGCGACCGATTTCTTTGTTAGCCATCTGTTCTCACCTCACTTATTCCAATAACTGCTCTTGCCTAACTGGCTATCCTTAGGCGGTGCTGAGTATGTAGCACCACTCTCTAACTCCGTAAATGCTGACGAACTTGCATCCACCATATCCTTGAATTTGGACTGTGGGAAGTTCTCACACTCGTTGAAATACTCTTCATTCCACGGTGCAATCAGCACATCGACATTGCCTTTATCCATGCCTTCAAGTCCTAACCATTGTGCTGAGAACGGTTCTGCTCTCGTTACCTTGTCTCCGGACTCTTGAATGCACTTAACAGTAAAACCAGCCAAGAGCTTCATAAAACTCTGTGCCTGGTCTTTACCTGCCTGGCCTGGGTCCTGCGGAAGTCTTGTTGCTACCCTTCCGTATTTCGCCCTGTCGGCTATGCAGGTCTGCTTTATAATTTCTCTCACATCGGACGAACTCAACCGGCGATTGATAACGTCGGCCACAATGTACCGTCCGTTTCTTCTCTTTCCGATCAGCACGCCTGCTGTGTATGCCGGGTCTCCCTTTTCGTCCTCAGATGTTGCCGCAAGGTCCCAGCCTCTCGCCCACTTGATAACATCGGGCGGTATCTCTTCCAGCATATTTACCTTTACTCGCTTGAACATCAAACCTGCGGCGGCTTTAATCTTCCAGTTGCCATGCAGTAGTCGCTCTCTCTGCACAAGAGCCATCGCCTGCAGGTTGGCTAAATACCCTGGGTCATTCTTCATCAGAATTTTGTTATCATGCAGCGTACTCGCAATGAACGTCACGCTCTTAGGCATCGTCTCAGCCTGTTCCGGCTTGACACCGTTCTCGATAGCTCCCTGCACTGCCTCTTCCCTGCTGTCAAACCAGGTAACGACCTCATTCAGTCGCACCATCCAGCGGATCACTCCCGACCGTTCCGGTATTGGGTAGCCGGTCTCTTGGTTTATCCACCAGGAAATGAACTCAGCAACCCAAGAGTCTGCGTCCGGGTTGCAGGTGGCTCGTACATACGGCTTTACACCGGAATCTGTACGGTTTCGAGACAGCATATAAAAGAACTGGTACTCGCTAAAGTGCGTCAGCTCGTCAAATCCTATCATCGTGAGCTGTGAACCCTGCCAGTCGTCGCAATCTTCATCACGTCCGAGGTGGGCGAAATTGACCGATGCGCCTCTTTTGAAAGTCCAGTGTAGTTTTGGTGTCTTTAACGGCTGGGAACCTTTCACGTAGCGGTAAATCTTTCGTGAACTATCCCATAAGCCTCCTGGAGATGTTACCTGCGTGTAGTCACGTCGGAAGATAGTTGCGTTGTAGTCCGGATTGTTCATGTACCGAAGCGGCTCTAACAGCAGTCCAAAGGTTTTTCCTCCGCCTGCAGCGCCTCCATAAATGCAAATATCCGCAGAGGTCGCTAAAAACATTTCCTGCGGTCCTTTCTGCGGAGCTAATACGATTTTCTCTTTCATCAATCGCCCCTCCCATTATCCGGAAGGTAAATCTGAACCTCCGCATCATTGTTGCTGGTCTGATCCACATAGTCCTGTGGTCTATCCTGCCAGCGGTCTCTCTGCCGGTTCTTCAACCAAAATATCTGAGCCGTGACATCCGGCGGTACGTGCTTCTTGGTCTTTTCAATCTTGACCGGTTTCACATTGCCGTCCTTGTCATACTCAATGATTTTCTTCTCTTCCTCGTACTCATAGCCGGTAGCTCTCTCGTAGAGACTCCTTATTACCTTCGCATCTGATACGCCTTTACCTTCTCCAAGCGCCTTGCCGAATGATTCGTGTTCCTTGGCCCATCGCATAATGGTTCGTTCGGAGACTCCCATGGCAAGGGCGATCTCTTCATTGGTGGCACCCATTGCAGCCAAAGACCACGCCCAGTTATCGTGGTAAGGGGCATTGTATTTTGGCTTAGCTGCCATACATTAACTACCTACCACTGAGGTAGTCAGCACATAGGTACTCGATCAGTTGCCACCTGTTCTTACTCGTGATTGTCCCTTCCTTCTCAGCTTTCTTGATTGCCTGCTGAATAACGGAAGCGGACTCACCCGGTACCGCATTACTGCCAAACAGTTTAGCGAGGTAGGTCCATTCTCCTTCCTCTGTGAAACCGCAGTCGTCCATCTTCTGAGCGGCGTTCTCGATCATAGAGTGGATAGCCGCACCGACGTTTCGGATGTCCGTAAACTTCTGATACTTGCTAAGTGTCTCCACAAATCCCTTGCACTGCTCGTAGGATGCCACGCCCACAATGTCCGGAGCCTTTGATTCCAGGTCTTTAACCAGTGCGTCCATATCCTTTACCTGGTGCGGAAGGAATGTAAACGTCACATTCTTAAAATCAAACTGAACCGCAGGACTCAGCATCTTGTCGTACTGTTCCAGCGGTTCTTCCATGATCTCCTTGCCGACGAATGACTCAATCATATCGTCCACATCGTCTATCATCTTCACGATTTCTCTCAACGTACTGTCGTCGTCGAAACCGGAAATTGCATTGTGTGCCAGCTGCTTTGCCGCAATCTTGCTTCGTGAGAGACCGGACACATCGACAATAGCGATGATTTCCTTCATCTCTGCAGCACGTGCGCTCTTTACTCTGTGGTGGCCGCTGATGATTTCCAACTTGCCATCCACCAAAACAAAAAGAGGCAGGCTTTCCAGCTGTCCTCGCTTCTTGATATTAGCGGTCAACTGATCCTGCATCTCGTTTTTCATTATCCTGGCGTTGATGTCCTGCTCCTTAACCTTATCCAGCGGAACCTTGGCGATCACCAAGCCGGAACCCATATCATAGATTACTTCGCATCCTTCGATTTGCTGGATGTCTTTGCTCTGTTCTTCTGCCATTCGTTTTCCCTCCTTAGCCATTCTTGAAGCGTCTGCTGTTCGGTTCTTCCCTCTACTAGTTCAGCCTCATACGTGAGCTTGTAGCCGTTCTTCTTGTCCTCAACCCTGTTTACCAGTTTCATGATGCCTCGTACCTCTTTGTTCTCCGGGTACCTGGTAAGCATTGCGGTGCGCATCTTTGTGACCTTCTCCTGTTCGATATTGTCCAGGAGTGTATCTACAAAATCTCTGTTCTGCGCCAGCATATAACACAGCCTGCCGAGGCGGTATGTCTTGTGTGGCACCTTCATCACGTACCAAACGAATACGCTGTCTGCCGCCATCTTCGAGATGCCGAATACCCCAGCCACATAGCCATCAATCAGCAATGCCCTGTTGAACGTCGCCGATGAACCGACAAAATTGTGAGTCCATAACTCTCTGTAATACTGAGCCTCTGCTGACTTAATCGGGATAACCTGTACCTTGCTATCTTCCCGGATCACATAATCTCTCGGAAGCATACTGCAGTCTAACGGCTGTAACTTACTCTCTGCCGGACGCTTAATCTTCTTGCCGTTTGCCAGGGCGGTTGCCTCTTCCTCCCGGTTCGTAGTGATGTAGGCGTTTAAGTCTGCTCTCGTACCGGAGCGGGCGTATATCGTGTAGCCTACCGCTTCGCCTACTCTCTTCTCCTGGTAACAGATAACCAATGCCTTCGCATCCATGCAGAGGTCGTAGAACTGCTGGTGTCCTGTCTCCGGATCAAACAACTCATACGGTGGCTCTTTCCAGGTCATCTTGCCTTGTGTGTCGTAAAACTTCTCATAGCCGGAGAAGTAGGTCGGTGGATTTGCGATAACCAAAGCGTGCGGATCATCCAGCACCTCTTTCAGATGCTCCCACATATCCAATGGTCTGTAGCTCATGCCGCCGAGCAGATTTTTAATAACTTCTATCTGCCGATTGATACTCTCGATGTGTTCGTCTCTTCTGAGGCGTAGGTCCGTGAGTATCTGATAGAAATAATCATTGCCTGCATTCTTCGACGTTCTGAGGTACAGCTGTGCATACAATGCTGTCGCAGGATCAAGTAACTCTTCATCGCTAAAGCCTTGTGCGTGGATTTCCAGCGGCTCTAACGACTGGCCGGTAATCGCATATCCGAGAACCGTTGACATCATATTGACGTCGCTTGTCTCGATTTGCTCCGGCTTAAACCCATTCTGTACTGCCAGGTTCGCCATAGCAAAGGTACCGGCACATGGCTCAACGAACCTTGTATATCCGGACTTTGCTGCAGTCTCTATCAGAGTAACGAGAAACTTCTGCTCCGACGGACCTAAACACCCCAAGAACATTGCTCCTGGGTCCATAAAAAATGCCATTTCCTTGTCTCCTTCCCTAAAAATTGTTCAATATATACAAAAAGCTGGGGCGGTTCCCTGGTATAACACCGTGGATTTTTGATACCCACCTCAGCATATTGCACAAAAAGACGCCGGACCACAAAGGACACCGGTGTACATTCCATGATAACAAATAAGGCACCGCTTCCGTCTTGGAGGCGATGCCGTTGTTTTTGGACCGGAACCCTGCGATGAACAGGACCTTAACTATGGAATAGCCACGTGCTACTTACACCAGTTCCGGATGCTATGATTAAATCCCTGCCAAACCAAACAAACTCAGCTGTTCGTAACCAGGCTCTTCCTTCCTGGCTTCGACTGCCTTCTTGACAGGTTCCTTGCTTTCTTTCTTTGCTGCAGGCTTCTTGACCTTCGGCTCTGACGGATCATATAACTCCTCGATCAGTTCTCCGGTCTGCTCCGCCCACCATTCAGCGAATACAGTTCTGTGGCACCAGTCTCCTGGAACTCTCACATCTTCGTAGCAGAGAAGCACAAGTTCTTTTCCTTCTGCCCTTGCTTCCGCATTCATCTTCTCGACCATATCGATGATTCTGTCTGTGCCGATACCTTCCAACTTCTCGTAATATGCAGGCTTGAATCTGTCAAGCTCCATATTCAGCATATAGCCTTTCGGTGCCAGTGAGTAGCACTGCTTTCTCAGCGTGTATCCCAGCGGAAACTTCGGTGTTCCGATGCTTATTCCTACTGGGTAATACTTACCACTCTGTAATTCCTTGTTGCTATACCTGCTAATCCAAATTGCCATCTCAATCACTCCTTTTTATGCTGGTTGTTTATAGTTTTATTATACTATACAGACCTGCCTAAGTACACTGAAATAGCCTTATTTAACCGATTGTTCATATTTCCTCTTTGGCTAACTGGCAGGGATTTCGCCCTGCCGTGCCTGCCGTTGGGAAGAAATACAACTGGCTATTTTTAGGGGTGACATTTGGGTTATCGGCTAATTAGCATATTACCACTTGGTAATTCTTTATGCAACCTACTCATTTTCTACCAGGTTGTTTTACAGCCGCAGGGAGCGTTTAGAAATCCGCACCCAGTAAGTAAATAGCCACAATGCCACAAGCTATTCCTATGTCCTTGTAGACGGTCTTATCGCTTATGTTTTCTACTTCCGAAATTTCCTGCACCGTGTAAGGTTTTTCGTCCAAGTACATCATGCTTAACTCTCTGTAACGGCGCTTCGCCTCTTCGCTTCCGCTCTTTTCGCACTCCTCACGGTACATTTCGGTCGCTTTTTCTATCCGGAACACACAGTATAAATCTTCTTCACGCTTGCGCTCCGTATCTTTGATTGTCCTCTCGGACTTTCCTGCTATCTCTCTTGTGTTTCCCATAAGGTCCTCAATGAACTTCCATCTCAGTTCTGCCTGCTCCTCCGGAGTGAACTGCTCTCCATCCGATAATGTCGCCTTGATTCTTCTGTATGAGCTGAGCAGTTTCTTTGTCTTTCTGACTTTGCTATCTTCCTTCTTTCTCCTACGCTCTTCCTTCTTCTGCTCTTCCTTGTATGCCCTTACACCTTCCTTGGCACCGATAGCAGCTATTTGGTTGATCTGTTCCTGCGTTAGTGGGAAGATTGCTTCGCCCTTTGCCTTCTCCTTATTCTCCGTTGCCATAATGTCGCCTCCTTGACTTTTCTCGCTTTTGCGAGTATAATATTCTCAGTCACGAGTCGTTCCTGTCAAAGGGGCGGCTTTTCTTTTTCTCAACGGTTTCTTGCCTTGCAGGTGGCAAAGTGCGATATGTAGCCAAAGCCTTCTGCGCTTTCGGATGATACCTTATCGGCACATACGACCTCGCCTTCCGGCGTTACTATCTTTTCCTTCGCTTTAACTCCTGCTCCTGGTCTGCGGTAGCTTATCATCGTAGGATCAACTGGCATATTCTTTCCAGCCTTTGTCTTAACCCACATAATCTGACACCCGCAGTTCCTGCAAGTCCCGAACGGATCATGGGACCTCATGGGATTTTATCACTCCTTTCTTTTTCAGCTACTTTGATTCTTCCTTTAGCTCCACCAGTTTTCCGTTTTCGTATTTGTAGTAGTTTCCCGATGGACTGATGTATGGTCTATATGTTGCATGTGCAACTCTTCTATACTCTGATTTCACACTCTCGATATACACGATTTTAGTATTTTCGTCGTACACATAGTCCCCTTCGATGTCTGTTATCGTAACCATGTGGTTGCTCTGTCGATCCATACTCACACTGCAACTGTCCATCCCCCAGGCCACAAAGAAAAGAAGAATTATAATCGCTATAATTTTTCCCCATCCGCCGTCGCTACTTTCGTAACCATAATTACTGTAATATGACATTTCATTCTCACCTCTTTTCTATTCAACCTATACATATCAAGACTATGATTCCTGCTATGAATATAATCGGTACCAGGACGATAAACAGTGCTGCTCCTACCGTTCCTATAAACTCGCCTACCCTAGTTTCGTCGCAGGTATCTATGCCACCACATATGAAATACTGCCCTTCGCCTGTTTCCGGATCAATTACTCTGTCGCAGCACTTCCCATTGCATCCATACATTTGCTTTCGCCTCTCTATGGCTTCCTGCTCCGTTTCTTTGTGCTTTCGCATTCATTTCACCCCCCCCAGCTCAATTTTCTTTAATTCTTCGATGCCTATCAGTCTGCAATCCGGAAGCATGATGCTCGCAGCTCCCAGGTTGACTTTCGTTCCTTCGATTCTCATTCTTGGGTAGCCGACAAGCACTTTGCACTCCTGGGCGATTCGATAGGCATTATCTGAGATTACCTTCCGTATTCTCTTCTGATCTGCTACTGAGGTTCGCTTACCGTTGACCGGTATCTTCCGGAACTCAGTCTGCATCTCAGTCTCTCCTTTGTATATCCGCTCATACACGTATAAGAAACCTCTTGCCATATCGCTTATCCTTTCTCTTCGTCCGCTACAATCTTTGCCTTTTCTCCGGTACCTTTGATCTCAAACATCACGCCAGGCTTCAAATATGCGATTGCTACCGGATGTCCAAAAAAATCCTTTGCAGCTCTTCTCAGCTTTTTCTCATACTTTGCCATTTTCTTTGCAGCGTGCGCTCTTACCCATTCTCTCGCAAATTTCATCTGCTCCATATCGCTCTCCGGTGTATTCATTCTGCCTCCTTACTTTCTGTTCGGTTTCTTAATTCTCTCAATCTCCTGCAGGGAAGGTTTGCCTACGCACTTCTCCATGCCAGCCGCCAGTTCCTTTGCTCCTGGGTTGTTCTTCTCGACTTCATCTGCCAGGTGGCGCAGGACTAAAACTATCAGTCCCGCGTCATTCTTGGCGTATGGAGATATGCTGTCAATAACCCTCTCTGAGTAATACTGCAGGCCGTGGCTCACCAGGTTCATTGCCTGCTTGGTCTTGCCCTTTGCAATCAATTCATTGCCTCTGTCTACATAACTACTCACTCTCGGTTTCATCAGTCCCATATCTACTCCTCCGGATCTTCGTAATCGTAACCTTCTGTGTCTGCATCGCCCAGGATGTCGTCGGTAATATCCTCCGGCTCTTCCTCGTTAGGTCCCTCGGCTGGTGTATCTCCCGGCTCTTCGCCGTTCTCTTCCGACTGTGTTTCTTCCTCTGCAGGCTGGGTGTCTGTTTCCTCTTCCTCCGCAGGCTTCTCTTCGTCTGCCGGTCCAGGTAACGCCGGTCTTACATCTGCATCGATGTATGTACCGTCGATGACGTCGTCGTTTCCTTCGCCTTCCTGGTTCTTCTGCCCGGCCATAAAGTCCGAATCAAAGATAGTTCTCTGCTGGGTGTTCGCAATCGGCTGTAACACATAGCAGCCGGTCTCTTCATCCATAACCATCTCCATCTCGTTGTTGAGGTTCCCGCTCTTCTCGTCGCTGATCTTGACCGCTGACGTTACCTTATGCTTGAACTGAGGCTTGCTGATTTCTCTTGACTCTCCCTTTACGTTCGGATCGTAATTAGGGATAAATTCCTTTACCATGGTTACATCGATCTTAATCGTCATGCTTCCTTCGGTGGACTGCTTCTCAATCATGTTGCCGAGCAATCTCTGCAGAACAAAATTCATATCGTGTTTCATACCCTCGAAGGTGTCGCTGTCAAAATCCAATCTCTTGTCGTACTCGTTCATCACTTACTCTCCTTTGCAATCTTGCCGTATTTGATATTGTTCTCATTCAGAAACTCTACCAGCTTAGCCAGCTGTTCCTTGGTTCCGTCTGCATAGAATCTGACTCTATACTTCTTTTCCTGCTTAGTCTCTGCCTTCGGTGCGAACGGATCAACCGCCTGCTCTCCCGGCTCGCTCTGAACATCTCCGGCTACTGCCTGGGCGAACGCCGATCTCTCAATGGACTCGATTACCTTACCCATTTCAGACTGAGGTGCTGTCTGCTCGACTTCTGCAGCGGCTTCCTGTGCTTTCTTAGCTTCTGCCGCTTTACGCTCCGCTTCTTCTGCCTCACGCTTTGCCTGCTCCTCAGCTTCCTTCTGCTTACGGATTTCTTCCTGGCGTTTTCTCTCAGCCTCCTCCTCGGCCTTACGGCGCTTGTCTGCTTCCAGTTTTTCTTCCAGGTCTGCCAGCCTCTTGTTCTCTGCCAGCGCTTTGCTGAGATCCAGGGTCTTGATATACACATCCTTCGCATTCAGCTTATACTTACTATCCAGGCTGTCGATAGTCTCCAAATCCGTCTTAACCGTGTCGATCTTGTCCACGATTTCCTTCTGTGCAGTTGCCAGCTTATATGTCTGATTAAGGTAACGACTATCGAAAATCTTTTCAAACGGCAATACCTCGGCCAAATCTCCGATATTTTCATCGTAGGTAGCCTTGATAGCCGCTTTCTTTTCTTTCTTCTGTTTCTCTTCGAACGCCTTTACCTGCTGGTCGATCAGTGCGACCGGCTCATTGATAAGTGCCGTGATTTCCTTTAACTCTTCCTCGAACACTGCATAAGGTTTATTGATGATGTTCTTTACCTGCTTTCTTCTCTCCTCAATAGCCTTAATAAGCTTGTTCAGCTCTGCCCTGTCATTCTTTGCTGCCTTAATGTTTTCCTCGGTGTAAACCACATTCTCGTAACCAGCAATCTTGGCTCTTACTGCAGCCTCCAACTCTTCCTTGTTCCACTGAATGCGTCTGAGAAAACCATCCTCTGTCGGGTTAATCAGTCTGAACTCCATTTTCCCTGCCGGCACTACCGCTGTCTCAACAACTTCTGCTTCCACTGTTTCAGTTTTCTTTCTTCCTGCCATTGTCTACCTCCTAAATTTGATCCGGTCCTACGACCTTTATCATCACATCAACCCTCGGCGTTTCTGAGTAAAACTTCCTTACCTGTGCATCCACGACTGCCGAATCATCGTGGTACGCTACCAGGTTTAGACTGTCGCAAACAATCTTGCCGATATTGTCCCAATCCGGCTTCTTGGTTGGTCTGATTCTGTGTTCCAACATTTCCTTACGCTTCTTTTTGCTGGTGGATTTCGGAATCTCGTAATATGCGATTATCCGAACATCCAGCATTGCCCCTTCCGGGAACATTCTTCCTTTGGCCGCTTCGTTGTAAAACAGCTTCACAAGATTTTCATAACTGGTTGTCTCTTTTGGAGTGTACGTCTTAACATACGCTCCCGCTCTTGAAAACTTCGGTCGCTGCTTACCGAATGGCTGTCCTGGTATTGAGAAACGAATCTGCTTCATATCTTCATCCACTTTCTGCCTCCTATGCCTTGCCGCCAATCTCCGCTGACATCTTATCCGTCACCTTCTTGGCTGTAATCTTCGTCTTCCCGCTTGTAGTCTTGTAGAGTTCTGCTTTATCGGTGCCTTCCTCCACATACACCTTCAAGTAATAATCTAACTGCTTGCCTGTCGGCGTCTTTGTTCTCTTTCCTGGCCCGACGGTATAACCGTTCTCATGCAGGATCGCCGTAACCGTCTTTCTGTCGTCCAGCTTGTCAATGCTGATTTCTGCCACCTTAATCAAACCCATGTTGTCATTCCTCCATTAAATTCTTCATGGCATCAAACCTCTTGGATGCCGCTTTTTCTCTCCAACTCCTGCCAGCAAACCTTACCGGAAAACACATCTCAAATATCCTGTCGTAGATACGTCTATACCGGATGTCCTCAGACTCCTGCATTTCTTTCAACGTCATATTCGTAGTGAGGATCAGTGGCTTGCCGGATAAATACCGGCTGTCGATGATGTTATACACTTTCTCCAATGCGTAGTCTGTGCTTCGTTCTGCTCCTAAGTCGTCGATAATTAGCAGCTTTGCCGCATTCAGTCCTGCCATAATTCTCTCTTCTTCGTTTTGATTGCCCTGGATGTTCTGCAGAATCTTCACAAATGATGTCATAACCACCGGAATCATCTTATCCAACAACTCGTTTGCAATGCAGGCTGCAGTGTAGCTTTTCCCTGTTCCGACTGTGCCCCAAAAAAGCAATCCCTGCCTTTTCTCGTACATTTCATCGAATCTGTTCACATACTTTCCGGCCAGGTTGTAGATTTTCTGATTATCCGCATCAACCTGGTACCCGTCCAGCCTTGCTGATTTCAGCTTTGCATCCATAAGGCTGCTGGCTTTCAGTCTCTCCAAACGCTGCATTTCCTGTCTCTTCTTTTCAGCCTCTTCCTTTCGTCTGTTCTCTTCCACCTTGCACTTACAGATGCAGGGAACGATCAGCTCCTTCCCTTGCGTAATATCCGACGCTGGCAACCTGGTCTGCTTCTTTGTTCTGCAGACTCCGCAGTAGAGAAGTCCATCCTCGCCGATGTAATCGCCGCTATTCTTCTCTGTCTTAAACGCCTCTGCCGGTAAAATACTCTGCAAATCCATCGTCACTCACTCCTTCCGAACGGATTCTCGTTGTCGTCGTACTCGGCTTCGTTCTGTACCGGCTTTTCTTTCGGCAGATAGTCCAGGAACGGCGTTGACTCTCCTAAGAATGTCTTGCCGTGCTTTATGTACTTATCTTCCGTTCTGTCTTGTTTACACTGTGCCGCATAATTCCTTGCGGCTTCGCATAACTGCTCATGTGAAAAGCCATCTTCCAGTCTTGCCTTGTACTTCTTGTATGCCTGTGCCTTGTCTGCCTTTCTCGGATAAATCAGCCAAAATTCCTCAAAGTCTGATGTGTAACCTTTGATTGCCTTATTGGACTTCGGTTCTGCAGGTGCCGGTGTTTCAACCGGCGCTTCCGGCAATGCCTTTGGTGTTCCAGGACCAGCCAGTGCATCCTTCTCGGCTTTCATGCGATTGTAATATTCTCTCTGCCTGTCAGCTTCGCTTGACGACTGGCCTATGAAGTTCTGAATATCCATCATGTAGATTGCTCCGTTATCCAGCACCTCTATCAATCCCAGCCTCTTGAATACATCTAATGCCTTTTCGACTGTTCCTACCTGGTGTCCTGTGAGCGTTGCCAAAACCTCCGGCGTATACGGTATCACGTTCCGGAACATCAATCTTCCTGCGTTGCTCAGGCTTTTCAGATAGAGTTTCAAGAGAATGTTGCTATACAAATAACCATCCTTCTGACTCTCTAATATTTTCAGCTCGTCGCTGTCGAAAAAATCTTCTTTCAGCTTCAAGTAATAATACTTTCTGTTGTCTGCCACTAAACCACCGCCTGTCGTATTAAATCCCCGCTGTCAAATCCATAATCGAAATCGGACGTGTCAGCACTCTGTTATGTCTGCAGCAATCGCACAATTCGCATCTGTCCGGTTCTGCCTCTCCGCTCTTCACTCTGAGGATTCTCGGCATATTTGCCTCTACCATGTGAAGTGCCTCCTGCAGGTAGTTGTCTGTAACATGGATGATACGGATGTCCGGCTCTGCCTGCTTTGTTGCTCCTGCAATATAGAACGGCAGCTTCTTTCCGGTATTCTGTCTTACAATCTCCTGGTAGATTGCTCCCTGGATGTCGTAACCCCAATATCTTACGAAATCGAGATAGCCAATATCCTTCACCCACTTTAAGTCCGTAATGGATGCCATAACCTTCAAGTCAACGATTGCCACGTCCGGAATGTAGGAATCCATCTTAATCTTCCACTTTGCTCCGAACAGCTCGCCGGTCATAATAACCTGCTTCTGCCCGCTCATAAACTTCATGAAATATTCGTCTCTCTCGATACGTGCGATGATTTCCTCTGCCTGCTTGAAGTTTGCCTTTAACTCGCCCTTCTGTGTGAAGATTTCCGGGTTCTCTTTCTTGAACTGTTCCAGGCTTCCCTCAAAGTAGCTGTCAACATAACTTCCTACCAACAATGCGGTGCTTTTCTCGTCCTCCCAGCGTCCGTTGAGCTTTTCCATACCATAGAACTCGCAAGGCATCTTCCCGTATGTTCCTGCAAAGTCCTTATATCCCGATACACTCATGTACTCCTTGTTAGCCTCCTGGCTATAATAATTCTCTGATGTCAGTTGCATTTCTCTTCCTCCTATTCAACCTCTTCTAAGTCTAAACCGCCAATCTGCTGTTCTTCCTCGTCGTGCTGCTCAATCTTGAACGGATCTTCTGCCTCGATGATGTCCGGCTGGTTGTCTCCATAGGTTCCTTCGCCTTCCTCGTCGTACACTTTCTGATCGTCCTGGATTGCTCTCTGCATATCCACCGATAAAATACCCCACTTGCTGAGGAGCAGCTTAATAACCGTCTTTAATGCCATTGCCTCAAAATCTGTCGTCCATTTGCTGGCCTTCTTTCCCTGGTCGATGTCGTAGCGGTACGCCTGGGAATACTTTCTTGCGTGGTTATCAACCTCAGCTACCGTCATAAACAGCTCTTTTCTGAATCCGGTCAGTAGCTTAAACCAGGCATAGTAACCGACGATATTCTCTGCGTTGCCTTCTGCTCTGTTCTTGCACTGAGAGAAATCTGTCACAAACTCAACCTCTCCGGTAATCGGATTGTAAGACACCAGCTCGTCCTTGTAGACTACTGAGCAGTTCATCTTCTCGTAATATCCGGAACGAATTGCCAGCTGGATGAACCCTTTATACATCATCTGAAACTGCGCTTCCGGATGTTTCTCCCATTGTCTCGTCTGCTGATTGTACTTGCTGTTGTTGTATGGAACGATTGCCGCAAACCCAAGGTTACTGTCAATAGGCAAGTCATACGTCGCTGCCACAAATGCCGAACTCATAATTGAGTTTGCCGGGCATTTTTTCAACTGTGCTGATCCTGCCACTACGTTCGTGATAGATGCCAAAAACTGCGGCGCTTTCTGTCCCAGTACCTCAGCAAATTTTTTCTTGACCGCATCCTGGGAAATCATGTTCTTAATCTGTACGGTCACACTTAACTGCGTGTTCTGCTGCTGTGTTGCTACTGCATTCTGTTCTGCCATTTACATTTCCTCCTTTTTCGCTTCTGTGAGGCTTTCACCGCACATTTCTAATATCTCTTTTGCGTCCATTTCATCTACGCAATCCTCGCACATATACCCTTCCGGAGAATCCCAAAACTTGTCGCCTTCTAAGATTCCGTACCCGCACCTGCAGCACTCATAAACAGGTACCGGTTCCGGTGCGTTCGGACAACTTGGATGGCACGGATTCATTCCGCATACTGAACACATATTCCTTTCGCCTCCAAACTTCTTAAAAGTGTCACTGCATTTACTCCTCGTCTGAACAGATAGTTTTTTACCTCGTCCTTGAAAAGCAACGGCAGGTACTCTTCTCCGTTCTCGATCTTGCTGATCTCCATTTTTCTGTTGCACAGCCTAAGGATTTCGTTTACCTCTTCATCGGATATGTGTATTCCTTCTGTCCTGTACCCTTCTACGATTTCTTTCAATTCTTCGTTCATAGGCTTTCTCCTCTCTCCATTCTTCAATGAGATCCGGCAGATACATTCTCGCCTCATTCACGAAATATCCGACGATTAGCATTATCGGAAGCATCAGCCATTCACCTCCGTATGCCTTATATCCTCTCTCTGCGTATGCCGCTTCTACGGACACCTTCGTAAGGACCAGTCCCAGGCTTACCCAAAACCAATACAGCCTTACGAACCGTCTCACTTTTCTCTTGATTCTCTTCATGTCGTATGCCCCTTTCACTTGTAGAAGTAATGTCTGCCGTACTTGAAAAGAAATTCCAAATTCTCGCTGTGCCATTTACTGTCACTCTTACTTTCAAAATACAAAGCATCCTGGCTTTCGTTCCAATGCTCAACCTGGATCATTTCCAATGCTTCGTAACATTCCTTATCCGGCTCTACTTCATCGTATCTTCCGTTTGCTACTGGACTGAACTGGTTCTTCTGAAAAATCACTCCCTCGATTGTGTCCGGGAACTCTTCGCTCCAAACTCTGTTGAGGACTACCAGCATTACCAGTGCCTTTCCTTCTACGCCTTCGCTCTCAGCTTCGGCCATTGCTATCTTGCATAACATATAGGAATCGTCCTTGTCCCAATCCATGCTTGCAATCAGCGATTCTTCTGTTGCCTTCGCTGTTTCTGTTGGCTGTGTTTCTGTCGCTCCTGCTTCCGGTGAGTACGTTGCCTCTGCCACCCCTTCTGTGGCTATGTAGACCGGCCGGCTTTTTTCTTTCTCCTGTCCGAGCGTATCTGTAATGCCATTGACAGCGAACCAGGCAGCTCCGATCATTGTCGCTGTTCGCACCGCAAACAATACTCTTCGCTTACTCGATTTCTTCAATTCTGAAACTCCTTTCCGGCATTGCTCCGGCTTACTTACCGTTCATGTACTTCTCTCCGGCAATTTTCATTTCGCTTATTACCTCTGCCATCTTTTCGAGCTGGTCGATGATTTTCTTCAAGGATGGTAATTCATCCTCTGTGATTTTCCCATCTGCTGTTATCTCGATCAGATTGTCCCGCATATCCTTCAATGAATCCTCGTTGAAGCTCTGCAAAAGCCTTAATGCAATTCCTTCTAAACTTTTTTCTTCGGTTGCCAGCGGTAGGAATCCGTGTACCGGGCATTCTCGCATACAGTACCCAGTAATCAGTTCCGGCGTTTTATAGAGGTCCGCCATAAGAACTACCTTATCCACTGGAACCACTTTCGTATTGCCAAGCTCATAATCAGCCAGCGTCGATACCGATATTCCTAACAGTTCTGCTGCTCCTTCACGGCTCCATAGCCTCTCGTTGTATGCTGCGGCCTTTTTTCTCGCCTGGAAATATACATTTTGGTTCTCATTCATAGGGCCTCTTCCCATTTCTTGTTACCTACCCTTCCGCTATAATTTACTTATCAGCTGGAACAGCGGCCGTGTTGATTCTGAGCAGGCGGTTCACCCCGCCAACGATTGCTTTGTTCATCATCTTGCCGTTAATTACCAGTGACAGCCGATCCCTGGAGACATCCAGCTGCTTCGCCAGCTCATTGACGGTCATGCTCTGTTTCACCAGTTCGATCTTCACTGACTGGCACCATTCATCGGAAGGTGTCTCGGTCCTCTCCGGCAGTCCCTCCGTTCCAAGCACTTTGTTGATCTTCTCAGCAATCATCTTGTAGCTTGAATTGGAATATCTGCCATTGACGACCTGGGAAACAGTTGCATTGCTGTAACCGATTTTTTCGGCCAGCTGCTTCAATGTCATGTTGTGGTCGATCACTGCCTTCTTAACAGCTTTGCCCCACTGTGATGTTTCCTGCTTCATGCTTGCGTTTCACTCCTTTCTCGCATTTGTGTAAAAACTATTTATCTTTTCTGATTTGCGTGCTATAATGTAAGTAAACCTCTTTACAAACTCGCAAACAGACGCACGAAATACACGCACAATATCTCAGCTCGCAACTTTGAATTGTTTTGTATTTCATGTATTTATTATAACACGTATATGCGAGTTTGTAAATGTTTTTACTCTTATTTGCGTATTATTTTTATATCGGAGGTTGCCTATGGAAATCATTGAAAGAATCACAGAAACCCTTGAAAAACGGGACAAAAAAGCCACTGACCTGTGTGATCGTCTCGGCATACGCACGTCCACTATGTCTACCTGGAAAACTCGCAATAGCGACCCGCCAGCAAAGTACATCAAACCTATTGCTGACTTCCTGGGCGTATCCGTTCATTATCTACTCACCGGCGAAGAAGCTCCTGCCCGCAAGCTCACTACTGTAGAAGAGGACGAACTTCTTGAATTGTACCGGGCGTTGCCGGAGAACAAAAGATTTGAATTTATCGGGGAACTCAAAGGCTTCTTGAAAGCCTACACAGAATCTCAGAAATATCTCGGTAAGGAAAAAAGATTATCAGTTTAGAATGGTACCGACTTTACGGCCGGTATTGAGGAGATGTGCCTATGAATAACAAATACTTTGAGCTGGCACGCAATGAGGAGAGGTCCGGGAACGATGCCGCTGCATTGCTTCTGTATCTCTCCTCTTTTTGTGACAGCTGTAATCGTGGTACCAGGAATACTTCCTACGGTACTATCGCAAAAATCCGTCTCCTGCAGCGTAAACTTATGCTTACTGATCTGCAGCTGTTCGGACTGATCCGCTCCTATGGTCCGCTTTCGGATTCGGAGTGTAGGAAACTATTGGACTATTCCATACGTGGTGCCGGTCTGTCCGGTTACGCCTATGGATATTAACAGATTCTCAGAGCGTCTGTCTCAATGTATGCAGGAACGCCACTTGAACGGTAACGACTTGGCTACTCTTTCCGGCGTGACTGCAGCTACAATTTCACGCTACCTTAACGGACTGCGAACGCCTACTGTCGATAATGTCATTCTCCTTGCAGATGCACTCGACGTTTCCGTAGACTACCTTCTCGGACTTCATAATGTCCCGGACGATAAAATGCTCGTGTCCTTGTATTCAATCGCTTCCAGCGACGATAAGCGTGTCCTGTGGACGCTCCTGGAAAGATACGGAGGAAATCATGGAACAACTAAACGGAAATGAACCATTTACCCTGCACGGTTCCGATACTTCTATCATCCTGCAGGACTTTTGGCGTTGGGCGTATTCTGATCTGCTCAACAATACTCACCGTGGAGTGCTTGCGGAATTTCTCGTACACTCCGCTCTTGGAACAAAGGATGTCGCACGTGCCGACTGGTTGCCGTTCGACCTTACCTCTCCATCCGGTCTACGGATTGAGGTCAAGTCGTCTGCCTACCTGCAGGCATGGACTCCGGAAGACGTGTTTTCGCAGATCATCTTCGACATCTCAAAGAAACTTGCCTGGGATGGAGCTACCTACGCCTCTAAAGCTATGCGTAATAATGATTTGTATGTGTTCTGCGTCTTTACCGCTCGTACACGTGATATTTCAATCCTGGACCTGGACTACTGGGACTTTTATGTGCTCCCTACATCGGTTCTTAATGAGAAGGTGCCGGAACAGAAAAAAATCTCTCTGTCCTCTCTTCTCAAACTGGAACCAATCAAAACAGATTTCTCAGGCCTGCCTGCGGCTGTGGAATCAGTAAGGTTACCGGATGAAACTACCTAA